ATATGCGCGAGGAAATTTATAATCTAAATGCTGATGTAGATAGATTCGTTAACTAGCTATGGATTGTAACTCTTTTAGTGAGATTGAACATTTATCATTTTTCATCATGTTTTCTTCCCAAGGAATCATTTCTAAATTGGCTATGTTTCCGATTATTTCTGGATTTACATCGTTTCTAAATCCCTCAGCGATAGAATATTTATGGTCAAGATGGTACGCGCCGTCTTCTCCTGCTTTGCCTCTTTTGTCGAAGTTTGATAGTGATTGGAGGTCTTGCTTATTTGTGATGCTTCTGACTTTTTGATGGTATTTTTTAAACTTTGGACGTATAGATTGAAATTCTTTATACGTATAACCAGTTCTAGCGAGGTAAATGTGGTCATGTAACCCACTCTCTTTGTTTTTTGTTTTTGTTTCTCTGAATTTGTCTAAACTTTCCTCTGAAAACAGCCCTCCTCCATTATATGTGTTTTTCAATTCAGTTCTAATAATTCCCTCTTTTTCTAACCAGCCTCTGACGCACCCATATGAAACACCTAAATCAGATGCTACTTCTTTTAGAGACATGCCATCTGTGTATTTTGAAATGATATCAGACTTTAAGTCGGTTCTGCCTTTTTCGTAATCTGAGCTGCTCCTGAGTTTTATTTTTTCTTGCTTCAAAATTTTGGTCACACTCGTTCTTGAACATCCAATTTTATCTGCGATTTGATAAGATGACATTCCATCGTTATAGTGTTTAATGATTTTTGAGACAGGAAAAGAGTTTGGTCGTTTTTTGCCCGACATAGCTTTTGAAATGCTTCGAACTTCAAATCCTCGTCGTTTGATAACTTTCGTCACAAGGGTCGCGCTGTAACCAACCAACTTAGAAACTTCTAATGAAGACTTCTTTTGTTGAACATATAATTCTATTATCTGTTTTTCCTCTTCGTGTGTTAATTTTCTCATTTCCACTTTGTTTGTAGAATGATAATCAACACATGTTCGAATCTAAAGGTCCTGACAAAGAAAATTAAGAGGCAACACGGATTTTTACGTCCATATTTGGATTCCTGAGCTCAAACATAGCTAAAGAGCTTCCAAAAATGGCGTTGTCCTGTGGGTTCATAGCTACTCTGTATCCTCCAGTTCCAATGATGTTTTCAATTGCCCCTGTGGATTGAGCATGTAGCGTCTCTGAGTACCCACCTCCTTGCATGTTGAAGAAATCAATGTCTACAACGTTTACTACGCCTGGAAGCTCTCTCAACATATCGGTAAGCTGCGATATGTAAATGTTTTGCCCCATTTGCCAATTGTCTACATCAAAGAATTTTTCGACTTCATCAATAGCGGCTGCTTTAATCTCCCTTGTGTTGAAGTTGTTGTTATCAATGTACAAATCAATGTTCAGTGAAATATTTATAACTTTTGCATCGTTTATTTCTACAAAGTCATTTACCATTCTATATTTGGAAAGATAGGTCACGATGTTGCTTTTTATTCTACTGGTGGAATTCGCAACAAGCTTCCCTTTTCCATTGATGGAAAGAATGTACATTTTAACTTTGTTATCTGAAACTTTAGAATGCAATCTGAATGGAACTCCAAACTTTCCATCCATCTGGTATGCTCTAGATGTGTAATCACCTATGGTTACACATCTTTCTTGTGCAGCATGGTTAGCTGAGATGTTATATTTTATCTCTTCAGTAGACGGCAGGCCTTTACCTCCAATCCCAGGAATAGGGTTGTTTGACTTGGTAGATGCAACTACTTCCGCGTTCGTAGCTTCACTTACCCCGTTTATTACTGATTCTATATTTGCGACAGAAGTAAGAGTTGAGGCTCCTACGTTTGAAAGCTGCCCTCCTCCTACTCGATATTGAACATAAACAGTTGCGCTCTGAGGAATTTTATTTCCAAGAGCAGTGTTGTCTAAAATGTCTGAGACATTTAAGTTTGAATTATCCTGACATACGTCTTCTCCAGAAAGAGCGTTAATGTAAGTAGTGTATGCAGCATAGTCTTCATCTCCTCCGCCAAAAGTAATTCGGCAACTTCCATCCGCTAGAAATTCTTTTTCAAATCGTTTAGGGACATCTTTCCAATAGCCTATTTGAATTCCATTTACCTGAGAGAAATTATCGTTCTCCATGAATATTTGAGAGGTTGGCAAAAAGTCTACCTCATAGTATTTCATTGTGTCGTCGTTCCACTCTGAGTAAGTAGGTATCTTGTTGACACCTGCCGATGTGTATACGATAATTGAAATTATTTCCAGCACATTTTTTTCAGGAAGTTCAATCTGGTAAAAAGGAACGCCCCCATCGGTTGTAACATCTTGCCTAAATGTCTTTGTTACTCCAGCGCGAATCTCTTCTCTTTTGACAATTCTATATTTTAGGAGGTCTTGGTTTGCGTTGAGAACTGGTTGAATAGTTCTGTTTGCTATTCCATTATCAGAAAAATCACTTGAAAAATCAATGTCATTGAGGGTTTCAAATATTTGACCAGCCCCTTTTACCTGCATACCCCTTCTGTATAACGGTAGATAAGTTATGCTTGGCCCAGTAGAGGTAGCGGGAACATCTATTATAACGTCAATCAGCGACACAGCTGGGCGAACGCCAGGCACTTTATACCCTTTTGTTTTAGCAAGGCGATAAACGGAGACTCTTTCTTGAACTCCATCCAAAAATAATTCATTAAACTTTTTGTCAGCAACATAGCTAAGCAAGTCGCCAACATAAGCATTTAGCTCAAGCATGGCCATTCCAGGTGACGCGACATTAAAATCTTGCCATTGGTCAGGAAAGTATGCTTTTAAATACTTTATTAGGTCCTGTTTTATTGTTTGAAAATCTCTGCTGAGATAGTTTACTTGAATTTGTCTCATTGTCCGTCATCAAAATTTACTGTAATTGATACATCGTCTTTTAAACCCCCTAATTCTGGGATTTTATAAATAACATCCACAGTCAATGTATAGCTCTCTTCATTAAAACTGTAGTTGATAGTACTTATGCTTATGTTTGGAATAAATTCGATAATTTTATCAGTAAGTTCCTTGTTTAATTCCGATTGAGCCCTTGAGTCCCACGGCTCGAATATATAATCATACAGAGGTGAGTACAAGCGGTTGTTCATTACGCGCTGACCTCTCTTGGTGGTCAACAGCGAAATTAAATTCGTGCGTATAGCATCTGCATCTGTTTTTGTAGTAGAAAACATGCCCCCTTGGCTGGTTTGTTGGAAAGGAAATCGAACTCCGATATACATCTGTAATACAGTTTCTCATAAATAGAGGCGGGAAAAAAAGACCGCTATCTATTTATTTAAAAAGCACACGTAGATGTCAATTTTCAAGATATGAGGCGATTAACAACAATAGAGTTTATACAAAAATCTACAATGATGAATAATTGTAGATATTCTTACAGTAATGTCATTTATAAAAATGCTAGAACAAATGTTGTAATAACTTGCATTAAACATGGTAATTTTTCTCAAAACCCCAGCGTTCATCTACATCAAAAAAGTGGGTGTCCTAAATGCAAATCTTATGCCAATGGCGTTTTAAAAAAATCAAACACTCACGATTTCACTGAAAAATCCATAATTGTACATGGGGCTACATATGATTATTCTTTAGTTGAGTATGAAAATAATCAAAAAAAGGTAAAAATTATATGTAGTTCACACGGAGAGTTTAGCCAAACCCCAGCCAATCATTTATTTGGCAGCGGATGTAAACAGTGCGCCGATTGCAAATCGTCCAAAGCTCTAGTTTTGGGTCTTAAATCTTTTTCAGATAAAGCAAAAATGACTCATGGAGATAAATATAACTACTCCAGCGTTAACTACATTAATACAGCTACAAAAGTAAAAATTATATGCAGTTCACACGGAGAATTTAGTCAAACTCCAAATTCTCACCTTCAAGGAAATGGTTGCCCTCGGTGCTCAGGAAAAGCTAAGTACAACAAAAAAAAATTTCTTTTAAGAGCTATGGAAGTACATGGAAATCGTTATAAGTATACTGCCATAGGAAAAAATATTACCAATCGCACAAAAATTAATATCGACTGCTTAAAGCATGGAATTTTTGAGCAGTCGATTGATGCTCACATAAATAAAAAACAAGGATGCCCTGTATGTAATACATCGAAAGGAGAGCTATTAATACAAGAATATCTAACCCTTAGAAAAATAAAGTTTTTTCCTCAAAAAACTTTTAATGATTGCATTAACCCAAAAACTGGAAAAAAACTTTATTTTGACTTCTATGTTGACGAGTTAAATACATGCATAGAATACGATGGCGAACAACATGAGAAATCTATTGCACATTGGGGAGGGGAAAGAGGTTTTACTAAAAGGAAAGAACTTGATTCTATTAAAAATGATTACTGTGTAAAAAATGACATATCCTTGATTAGAATCAGGTTTGACGAAAAAATAAACTTAAAGCTTAACAACTTGCTATGAGCACTTATAAAATATACCCCTCGAAAGGTAATACGATAGCATCGGGAGCTTTCGCCAACTTCAATTCCAGTCAAAATGCTGTGACGGACTTGTTTTATGGTGGAGGTGTTGAAACCTCTGTTAATCTTAGGAACGCATTCTCTAGATTTCTTGTCCAGTTTGACTTAGCTGGCTTGACCTCAAAGATTGCAAACAGAGAGATTATGTCTGGGTCAGTGATATCTTATAGACTTAGAATGAAGAACTCCATCCCTGCAGAAAGACTTCTGGAGAAGAATTGGGAGTTTGATAAGCTACAGCGACAGATAGCTGCTTCTTTTGATTTGCAAGTATTCCCTGTGAACAAAGCTTGGGACGAAGGTCGCGGGTATGATTTGGTTAAAGAGGATTATCTTGTGAAACAAAAAGGAAATCTCCTTATTTCGGGGTACTCGAACTGGAATTCGGCTTCTATCGCAACTGCGTGGGATGCTGCTGGGGTTTACACTAATCCATCTGCTTCCACGACAAGCTACGGAGAACAACACTTTGCTATTGGAAACGAAGATTTAAACATCGATGTAACCGACATTGTTGCTGACTGGTTGTCTGGTGGTTCCGCAAACTATGGAATGATGGTTGCGTACCGACGAGATTATGAGGCTTTAAGTAGCGATACTCGAACGATTGCATCTTTCTTTACCCATAAGACCAATTCAGCATTTAAACCCTATATAGAGGTCTTATATGACCAAACTATAAAAGATGACCGAAATCAAGTCACCAACAACAGAGCTTCAAGATTGTTTTTGTACACATTCTCTGGGAATACTCCTGCTAATTATTCGACAGCGAGCACAGTAAACATTTTAAACTCCGCTGGGTCTGCTGTTCACTCTGGATTGGTTCCAACTCAATTAGAGAAAGGCGTATATTACATCGATGTGTTTATGAGCGGTACAACTCGTGGTCAACAATATAGAGATGTTTGGCAAGGCGTTTCTTTTAACACTGTATACGATACTCAAGATATCACTCAATACTTTACGATTCAAGACAACTACTACACTGGGACACAGTTCCAGCCAGCTATAAATGATTACGTTCTTGATATTTACGGACTTCCAGAGGGCGGGATTGTTTATACAGACCAGCAGATTAGAGTTTACTGTAACATGCGAGCTGCATATTCGACTCAGCCTCCAAAAAATAATTACTCAATCAAATACAGATTGTACATGAACAATCAGATAGAGGCAGTTGGGTGGACCGAAGTGAATCAAGCAGTTATTAACAAGAAGAAACTAAACTATCTTACGTTGGACACAAGCTGGCTGCTTCATAATCAAACATATCAATTGCAGTTTCAAATAGAGGAGTGGGGCACCTCAAGAGTTTATCCTAAGACTATTGATTTCAAAGTGCAAAGACCTTTCTAATGCAAAATCAAATTATAGATGAGGGATTGTCGGAAGAAAAAGGCCTAAACGAACTGACCAGCGGCGTGTTGGTGGCTCTAGGTAATCAAATTGCTCAGGAGATTAATCAAAACAAAGGGCACTTGGACTTAGGAACATATGGTCTCGTTCATACAGGCGGTATATCTCAAAAGTATCAAGAGAAATTAGGTCCAAAAGTTAATTCATTTTGGGAACAGCTGGACCTGCTGGTGTCAATTGTAAGAAGTAACGCAACTGGTTCGGCCCAATACATACACTCACCTAAAGCTGATGGCACATATAATTACGGTGCAACAAAGCGTATTGAGCTATTTGTGTCCCCAGAAGACATGCAAGAACTGGCAGATAAAGTGATTGAGTATAAAGATGAAGTCACAGGAATTGATGTATATTTCAAGCTGTACTACTTGTTCCATAGTTTATTGCTGCATGAATTACGTCATGCGTTTGATGACATGCGTACCGATGGAATGATATTTAAGAATAAAAAAACTATAAGGTTCCAAGATAAGCACGGCCACATGAATACTGAGCCAACAAGTGATGAAGACCCAGAAGTATTCAAAAAACAAAGAGGAAAAGCTTACCTTCAGCAACCTCACGAAATATGGGCTAGAGCATCTCAGGCAATGCATAATCTAAGATACACAGTTGGCACAGCCGAGTTTGATGAGACCATTAGAATGATTCCTTTAAAGCTTGTGGTGACACAATTCAGGACTAACTTTAAATGGTGGAATAATATTTCTGATAAAGCAAAAAGAAGACTTGTTAAAGCAGTTGCAAATCAGTGGAACGAAGTGGATATTGATTTAAAGCAAAAGAATGCATCAAACAGCGTGGAGCTCGCTGAGCTACGCCGTTACATCAGAAGTGTCGTGGCTGAGGTGGTCAGCTAATCGCTTTGTTGCGATTTCGAAATTCTCTTCATCTTTTTCTATTGCAATAAATCTCCTGCTTTCTTTTAAAGATGCTATTGGAGTTGTTCCAGAGCCCACGCAATTATCCAAAATGAGCTCTCCTGGGTTAGAGTAAGTTCGAATCATGTACCTCACAAGCTCTTCTGGCTTTTGTGTGGATATAAACCTTTGCTCTGCTCCTGAGTTGTCGTTGTTGACAGTGACCCACTCCTGGACGCTCGTTGGGTATCTATCTGTTTGTCCGCCTCCTTGTATGCCTTTCTTGGTCTTTCCGTATGTGGTTCCATCGGAAGTGTGCTTCGTGAATGAATTAACAGGCTTGTGTCCTGTTGTTTTCTGAGGATTGTAGGTGCATGGCTTCTTGTAAAAAACAAGAACGTTCTCATGTTTTTTAAGAGGCTGGTGTTTTGCGTTCAAAAAGTTAGAGGACCTGTTTTTAACCCAAATCCATTCATACTTTAACCATTTGATGTTGGATACTCCAAGAATTTTGTCGAAAGGGGTTGATGCTGTTAGCACATATGCACAGTTCTCTTTTCCAATGCGCTTGTACTCTTTCCACAAAAGCTCTAGGTCAATGGGTGAATCCCATTTGTTTTTAGTCTGGTTGTAAGGTAAATCACAAAAGACCATGTCCACTGAGTCTTTTGGAATAAGTTTCATCACCTCAAGGCAATCACCGAAATGAATAGTGTTTTCGTTCAGCATATTTGTCTTATAGGGCTCTCCCTCTTTCTTCAATAGGAATTGCTTGGTTTACTTCATTATAAATCAGTCGAGCCAATTCGTAGATTGCAAAGTAGCGTGCCTGGCTAATGCTTTGCTCTACATCTTCCGTCAACTGAACCACTCTTGTGTAAGTCCTCAAACTGCTTACTGCGGAAATAACTACACAGTTTGTTTTTTTGTTGACCTCTGATATGAAAACGCTATAGCTTGAGCCATATTTCAGTCTACTTTTTTTAGCTATTTTTTCGGCAGCAAGGTCGGTACATAAAGATGTTTGGATGTTTACTTCGTGAAGTTTAAAAAAAGAACGAATCATAGCAGGCCTTGGGGAGGTAATTCCACATTTATATCCAATTTCTATATTTTGAGACAACTCTGACAAAGCAGTTCCAACCGTCCCCATTGTATATATTTCGACAGTGGTAATGGTAATTTTATGTTCTTCAATAGATTCAGCAATAATGCCTAAGAGTTCTTTTTTGCTGTAGCTATTTATAGCCGTTTTTTTCCAAATCATTTACACTGGGATAACGTAATTCTTTATTGCACACTTGGCACACTACTTTAAGCTCTGACGAACCCTTGTTTGACGAAACAAACTTTAACTCATCTTTTGGGTGTTCACAAAAGTTTTGAACCTCTTGCAGCTCTTGCTCTTGTTTTAAGATTCCGCTCTGCAGTTTCTTAGCTTTCCCTTTTAAGATTGTTTCTGCTTCTGTCAAATTGCGTTTTTTATTATCAGCCATTTAGTAGAACTATTGGTGCTCTAATAAATAACAGGCCTAGCGTTGTTTGTGCACCGTTTTCAAAACGTGCGATTATAAGCTATATTACAATTATAATATCGAATTCGCAAGAAATCTTTAATTTAATTGACTCTGATGTGCTTCGAAATAAGTTTTTGAAGCTCGCCCTCAACTGTATAATTCAGTAGTTTTTTTGAATTTGAGTTCGGTGCGAGTGGCGCCTGAGGAGTGTGTACATGTGTTAAAAGAATCCTAATCATCAAGTCTAAGAGTTTTATAAGTTCATCACCGAACACTAATGGGTGAAGCCTGCTTGCTAACTCGCCCAACTCTTTTAGGTCGTCATTTATTTCAAATTTTTCTAAACTTTTCTCTCTAAACTTTCCTCTTGGTGAGTATATGTTTACAACAGTGGAAGTTAGTTCTCCAGCGCTGTATCGTGATATTTCAGCATTATCTCCAGTGTTCACTATTTGTTTTAACCTTAAATAAGAAGGGTGTTCAATGTTCGCTTTTATTGTTCCTGGGCTGAAAAGACCAGCAGCAATAAATATTTCTTTAGGCCTTAGTATAACGTGAGTGTCATCTCGACCTTGTAGCGCGACATCGCTTCTTTCAGGGAGAACTAGAGACGGTTCACTCCTAGAAAGAAGAGTCTGGTTAGGGTTGAAGCTAGATTTATCAAATACTCTAATTGCGTCTCTATAGGATTGAAAGTTGAATTTAAGTTGAGAAGTAATTACTGGTCCAATCCAATACCTTGGAGCTGTTATTTCTGATGGGTTTTCCATTAACAGTATAACCATTTCCCCAGGAATAGGCCTCATGTGAATAAAGCCAGGCATTAGAGGAATGGCATACTGTAGTTTTTCGTTAGAAATATTTCTATCTCTTCCGCCAGTAATTTCTCCTTTTTCATCTAAAGCAACGATACGCGCAACCAAGCGACCTTGTTCGGTCGGGTCTTCTTCATTTACAACAATTGCAGGGTAAAGGTTTTTCATGCTTGACAAGTTTGTTTTTGCCTGGTCAAACCTTTGTCCATTATCCTGTTGTAAGCTTTTTGCGTAATCGTCTATTCCTGGCATTTTTAAAACTTATCTAGTAGCTGTTTGTATTTATGTTCGATGTCATCTAATTTCATTCTTGAGGTTTCTATTGCTATTTTTATAACTTCTTTTTGTTTTAAGTCCTCTTCGGAATCTAGTTGTTCACACATCTCTATGATGGTCGACTTGAGTTTTCCGTGCTCCTTCCCAAGTATTTGTAAATCTTTAAGCGTATCTTGTTTCATCGTGGTACTCCAATTCCTGTGTGAGGTGCAATAGAGGCTCCGATGGCGGTAACTGGACCACCAGCGTTTCCTCCAGATGCTTGCACTTTAATTCCTGTATCCACAGCTAAATCTATTCGGCATTGGCTTTGTATGTGGTCAACAATCTCCTCAGAGAATGCTTTTACAAACGCTTCCATGACATTATTCGTACCATCTTCTATAGTGCCTGTTGGGATACCGATTTCTCCGAATCTAGAAATCATAGATGAGGCCAAAAGCTCAGACGACATGCCAGCTCTGCTTTTTGCAAAAATGATTTGAGGCAAAGAGAGCCTTGGAACAGGAAGCCTGTCCTCTTCTAGCATATATAGGAAAAATGTCGCGATTTCCTCGGACAAATTTAAACTTGGGTCTTGTTGAAATAGTGACATATTAAATCGGTGTTTGTCCTGCAAGTATTGGCGCAAGGGATGCGGCTGCCTTAGCATACGCTACGGCTTTCTTGGCGTCCTCAATGGTGTTTTCTGCTTCTGCCGTTAAAGCAAAGCGGGCTTTGATTTTGTCAAGTTTTCGCTTTCCTCTTTCTCTATAAATTCTTGCGAAGTAGTTTTTTGCTAATTTCTTAAATTCTCGTATAGCGATAATTAAAATCATATTCACGAGTAGCTTGTACAGCTGGTTAGCCAAGCTTTCCCCGAATGCTTTTTTGTTTGGGTTGGGAGATGATTCATTCATAATCTCACACGTGTTGGTGACCAAGTCATCCACACTGGGGTTATAATCTTCTGGGAAGTCTAACTGAATAGAACCCAGCAGTGGCCCAATAAATGGCTGTACCAGGTTGGTGATGTTCGAAATAAACTTCTCCAAAAAAATCTGCATAAAAGTCTTTCCACCAGATTTTGCGTTCTGCTGGTTATTTATTTGCTGTGCAGTGCTTTCTACATAAGTTGCAAGTATCTCAATGCTTTGAGCTGGGGTTGTGGGGTTGCTAGATAGCGTTTGGATTCCTCCGCCTTCAAATATCCACGAAGGGTCCTCTGGAAGAGTGATTTTTACTTTTTGACAGGATATTTCTAGGATGACTTCTCCTTTCTCCAGCTGCCTGGCCAAAGCTATCCTATTGTACTCAACATCTTCATCGCGGATAAAGCCGTTGTTTGAAAGCGAATACGCATCGACTGCACAAACTGCGTTTTCGATGATTCGATTTCTTTCATCCGCATTGGGGTTTAGATATTCTGCTGCTGGCCCTTCTTTGGGCCCGAAAACCGCTAGAGTGAGGTCTTTTACTATTTTCTGCTTTGCTGTCTGCAGGAAGTTTGTTAATCCAGCCTCATCCATTTTTTGATTTATAGCAGATGCGTTCCCTTTTGCAATTGCGTCCCTACTTGCGGGGTCTGACTCGGCAAGGTTAAATGTTCCTCCAGGCATTTGAACGCCCGCGTACATAACTTGAGTAGCCAGTCCTTCTACGATTGTTTCCTCTAGGAAAGTTCCAGCTTCATCAAGTACACGAGAGAAAAATTGTTGGAATATAACCTCTGGGCTGATTCCCATCGACTCAAGTATCCTCAATAAATAATCGAAAGTGGAAACCTGGTCCAGTTTTGGAATGTTTTTAAACTCCAAAAAAGGCAACTCCAAAAGGCTCTTCATAGAACCTATTTTGGCTGTTAATTCACTTTGTGTGGATGTAAGCGGATTTGATTTTGGGATGTTTAGTGGCATTATTCTTCATTTTCATCAGCACCACTATCATTGCCATTATTTCTTCTTTTTTCCCTACGGTCCTTAACAATATTCTGCATCCTCTCAGCCATGAATCGTTTTTCTTCGTCAGACATAACTGTGTTGTTTATAATTGTTGGTTGGTCTGTCTTATGAATAATCTTACCCATTTCTTTAACGATGTCATTCAGAGTGTTAGATGCGTTAGAGGCGGCTTGAAGATATCCTAAAGCTGACTTACTCATCGTGAACACTTCTTCTTTAGTCTGCATGTCAGCATCAACCCTACGATATCTATCTAGGGCCATATCTCGCTCTTCAACTTTAAATTGAGCCACTTTATTAAGAAGTTCTGCATGGCCGTCTGCGGTCATTTCAATCTTCTTTTCACTTGTAGCTTTAGGGTTATCTGTTGCGTCCATAGCTTCTTTTGTTATAAATAGAGCTTGGAATTTTTATGGTATGTTCAAAAATAAGCCCATTCTTAAAATTGCGTCAGCTCTAACAGACTCTAATGCGCTTTTTACCTCATCCTCTGACATCATGGTTTTGTCTCGCAAGTACTCTACAACAAAAGTATCATATTTAATCATGTCAGCCGTTTGTTGTTGGTCCATTTCTGGGAATGATTCTAAAACACTTACAATAGCGTCGCACACTAAAAAATCTTCATCATCCTCCTGAAGAAGAACTTGAGACTTCGACTCTAATCCATCCATTAGGTAATGATAGAACTTAATGCAATTGTCTTTCGTTATTCCTGTTAGCTCATTCTTAAATAGCGATTGAGCAAGTGTTATAAATGTGAGCTTTTTTAAGTCTAGTTCCATTTACTCGTTTTTCTTTCGTAGGTACTCTGTCTTTTTTGTGTCGTAGATGCCTTTGATTCTTGAAAGTGAATAAGTAACCTCTCTAGACTCTAACTTTGTCTCATCAAGTATTGCATGTCTAATAGATTGTTTAGCATACTTTCCTTCTTCGTAAGCATCTTGATTCTCCATCACTTTCAGAATTGCGTTTATCACCTTTACGTCATTTGGAGGAATGTTCTTTTTGTTGAGCTCATTTTCCATCATGCTGTGAACATATTCGAAAAATTCAAATGTTTCATCCTGTTCCACATCAGCGTCCATTTCAAAACTTTCTTGCCTTTCGGTCTCGTCTTTATGGTCTTCCCAAGAGAGGTTTACAGATTTTAAATCATCTAAATCTTTTTTTCTGTTTTGAAGGTAGTGTTTAGCTACTGTTCCATAGTAAGAAAAAGACTTGGCGCCATTATCAGGGTCAAAATTTGCAAATTTAAGATAAAGGTGGGTGACACACAGTTTCTGAAGTGTCTTCACGTCTACATCGTGACTAAATAGCTTGTAAGTGAAGATGATGTTCTCTACCAGTCGGTAAAGTGGCTTTTCTATATCATCTCTAAAGATTCGCTCTTTCCTTGCTTGGGTTTCTGGGGAGTACGCACCTGTGATTCTATACTCTAATTCAGCTACATAACCGTCATCAATTGTTTCGTCTAATTCCCCACGCTCGATAAGATATTTATCGAGTTTTCTTTCAAGGTAGACTGTGTCAAGGTTTAAAAAAACTTTAACAGCGTGTTCAGTGCCTTGTGTCCAGTACACTTTGCTCTTCTTTTTCTCAATACCATTATCCGCCGTGGTGCCTGTTTCGGATGGACTAATTGTTTCCATTATGCTTCGATATATTCAATTTGTTCATCATCCTCTACGAAATAAGCATCAGTTGCTGTTTTGTGCCAGAACTCAGCTTCTTTCTGAGGCATGCCACCTTTGTCTATAGGAATCTGGACCAGATTTTGAGGAAGTTTGCAACTAGTGTGGCTGTAAGAGTCTCTTCTTAGAATTCTCTGCTCGTAACCCAGCCTTGGAACGTTCATTATCAAAATGTCGTTATAAGCCATCCTCAAGAAAAATTCGTAAGGCGATACTAATTTAATGTTTGACTTCATTGGATATAGAACATCGTCTCTTTCTTCAATCGCATCCTCTTCTTCGGTCATAGACGAGACTTTGTATAAAGCGCCAAGAGGGGATAGGCAGTTGAATTTCAGAAGAAGATTTTGGTCATATTTACCAGCTACCTCAGCCATTCCTTCTGCCCAACAAGCTTCGTTATAGTACCCTTGGAATGCTCCGTGAACTACATTTCGAATTACTGGAGTGAAAATTCCAACTTCTGGATTCTCCGATGCATATATCTTAGCTGTGTGTATCCAGGACGTGCTGTATACGTCTTCTGGCTCCGCGATTGAGAAAAACTCATACCCGCTTTCGACTGCGCTTTGAAATCCTAAGTTAAAAGCCTCTGCAAAATTGGTTACATCCACTAAGTGAATTGTGTATTCCAATGGAAACACAGACGATACTGGCTCTCTTATTAATTCACCTGGTTTTTTAGGGTCTTCTTTTGTCTGTTGGATAGTCGGTTTATCAATTACGCTTTGAAGCACATCTAGCTCCTTTTGGCTTAGGCCCCCGTGCATCAAAAGCACATCAACGGGCTCACGTTGCATTGCTAACGAGTAAATAAACTCATGAAGAGACTCCACCATAGGCAGTTCTCTGAAATACGCTGCAATTAGCGTGTTATGCTTCTTTTGCTCTGTTAAATTCATCGATTCTTTCGTTTTTGTATTCTTCTATAATCTCAAGGACTCTTTTTTCTTCACCTTCTACGGTGTATTTATCAAGCGTTTTTTCATACTCAGCTTGAAGGCTAGTTTCCAAATCTATTTGTCCACTAACCCATTTATCCGCAGCTATTCCCAAAAGCTCTGCTAACCCAAATAGATTCCCATTTTGAGACCAGAATCCGTTTTTATCAGTAGCATATTCTCGTCCTCCTGGTGCATCGAATCCAATTACGTGGGTTCCGCAAGCCATAGCTTCAAGTGGAAGCGTACCGAATCCAGCAATGTCATCTGTATATAAAACAAATGCACAATCTCTCAGTCTTTCTGCGAATTCATTTCGGCTCATTCCGCTCATTTCCATGAATCGGAACCAACGCATATGAGGATTGGCAGCATAGAACATTTTAATGATTGTGTGCATTTTCATTTCTGACTCTGGGCCGCGACCTCTTTGATACCCAATCAAAGGCATTTTGTCGCTGAGCTTTTCAGGCTTATAAAAAATGTCACGATTGATTCCTTGCTTAAGAGATTTGATTTGAATCCCTGGCATAATAGCTCCTATATATTGACTAATGCAATCGGATACAGAAACTACATTATTGATTCCGAAATTTTGCCACATCTGACCGTTCTTCATTCCAGCTAAAACATACAACCAGCTCTGGGCTAGAATGATTCTCTTACACGGTGCGTTTATTGTTCTCTCCATTACATTTGGAAAGCCCTCTGGGATAAACATAAAGTCCTCAGTAGCTAATTGAAGTGAGAAAGTTTGTTTCACCTTTCCGTCTGTGCAAATTATTTTTCCGTCTTTAGACTCTTTCAATGGGAAGAACTCGATGCCTGAGATGTCAAAGTCAACCCAGTTTGGGTTGAATATGTCAAATACTTCCACTTCTTTTTTTGCTTGCTGAGAAGCTTGCATTGATGCCTCTCTGTTCATGCTTGGTTCATACCAAACCTTGACATTGAACCCTTGTTTTTTGTAAGCTGCGGCGACTCTTAAAAGAACTCCGATTCCGCCAGAAGGCTGATTCATTGCTGGACAATAAAAATGGATGTTGAACTCATTTTTCTCTAATTTAGAGATGAGTCCATCGATAACCTCTCCTTTTGTAGGTTCGATTTTTTCCACCACTTTTTCTTGTTCTACTGCTTTTTCCATCGTTGTGATTAATTCGTTTAGAAAAATGTAGTTGAATAAGACCCTAAAATTAAAGGCACAACTTAAAAAAAATGATTTTATGCCCTATTTATTTGCATGCGCTTTAAGTACAGCATCTTAAAAAATATTTCGTGAAATCAAATAAACTAAACAACACAGGTCTGGCAAAGCTCGTTCAAGAGCATGTTTCAGCTAATGGTCGAATCGATGAGATGGAACAGCACTTAAAAGATGTTGACTCTTTAATTGAGCGATTTGAAAGCGGTGAAGAAATTACTGATGAAGAGCTAAACGAGCTCTTAGGAGGTTTAGGAGCTATTGGTAAGTGGGGTGCAAAAAAAGCAAAATCTGCTATGGGTAGCGCTGGTAAAGCGATTGGTCAAGCAGCTTCAGATGTTAAACAGCAGTATCAGACAGGTCAGCGTGCTTCTGCAATTAACAAGCAAAGAAAAACTGTAGACAAGCAGCAAGGGGCAAACAACGAGAAGGTGATGGATTTAGCTGCAAGAGGAAGGTCTATTAATGATACAATAAAAAAGTATCGAATGGCGTTGAGTAAGATTGGTGCTGAATATCAACAGCTGACAGGGAAAGAGTATGTTCCAGGGCGTGCTATCGCAAATGCTCAGCGTTATATCGATGAATCCCAAAAAAAAAAGTAAGAAAAGTCTATAAAAACAGAGTCGAAGAATCTTATGTTTTAGGTAATTCAAATATTAGCAATGCGTATGCTAACGAGATTATTTCTATCGCAAAAGACCTGGACGAAATGGCGCAGGGAATGCAAAAACTTCTAGATAAGAAGGCTACACTTTTTATTGAACACAAGCAAAAAATTTCAGAAATACGTCAACAGGTAATGAAATTTGACTTCAACCAATTGTTTGCCGTACCAGGTAAATTTGATTCTCCAGACGAAAAGAATTCAGCGGTGCAAGCTGTTTTGGAATCAGTCACAACAAAACTCCCTAGAGTATACGAGATGTTTCCACACTTATGGGACCAACACCAAGGGTATTCTGATGCTAACCGTAAAATTGGTGGAAGAAAAACTTCAGGTATCGTGCCTGGGGCTTGGAATGAAATTGTAAATGACTACGGCGTTATCAACAACGAGAAAGGTTGTATTGAGCTTTTAAGAAAAGTTGAAGAATACAATAGCACTTGGCAAAATGAATTCGAATTGCGTGACATCCAGGAAGAAAGTAAGTCTGGATTTATTGAACTATCTCAAGCTATAGAAGCCGCAATAGGGGCTATTGATTCAAGCATGAGTTACGAGACTCTTGCAGACGCAGTTGCGAAAATAATTAAAGATTCATACGGAGAACATCTGTACGAGCCATTCTCAAGAAGGCTAATGAATAATCTGTACGGAGAATAATAGAAAATTACATCAATGCAAAAAAAAGAGAGCTCTTACGGGCTCTCTTTTTTTTTGATACTGTGTCTATTGCTTGCCGTGTTTTGAAGTCATAGTTTTATGCAAGGACTCAATCTCTTTAGAGGCTGCTGTTTTAAACATAAACGGAAAAAAAGCGTGAACGATTGAAACCCCCCAAATCCACCCGCCAGCTGAGGCGGTCCCAAGTGCAAATAACAAATGTTTTAAGTAAGACATTTTGTTCTCGCTAGGGTGATGTGTGAAGGGGTTTCTCATTACTTTTTCCTCTTGTCGTTTTTCTCTTTCTCGTCATCAATCAACTGGTTCAGTGCGGTCATGTTAAGTGATTCTGACATTTGACCATCCACAGTAACGGTTGATGCAAATAAATCAGACTTCAAGCTGACACCTTTTTTCTTCGCGTACCCACGAGAGTAAAGCGCATTTGAAATCCCTCTTGAGGACTCTGTGTATGCTTGAGCGCTTGATGTGTCAACGAATGATGTATTCTGAATCCCAAGAGTGTCGGCGGCGTTTAAAGCTGAATCTTTGCTGGCTCCAATGAAAGAAATGGTCCAGTTGTCTTTTTTGTCAACTTCCTTGATAAGGTCTGCAACATCGCTTCCTTTCCACTCAGCAGAGGCGTTTTCATGTCCATCTGTTAAAATCATAATCAAAGCTTCGTTTTCCTCTTTCTTTAGCTCTTTCATCTGTCTTTCTTTTAAACTTGTGACAGTGATTCCAATTGCATCATGCAAAGCTGTTGAGCCTCTTGGGACATATGTTTCTTCGTCTAAAAGCTCAATCTCATCGAGAGGCTTGTCTTTGTAAATGGTTATGATTTCATGGTCGAACAAGCAGAGAGTAATGAAGTACTTCTCCTCAGGAGAGTCTTCCTGCAAAGCTCTTAATGTCCCAATTTGCTCATTGAAATTGTCAATGGTTTCTTTTTTGATTGGATTCATCGAATAAGAACGGTCGACTACAAATGCGTAGTAAGTATTCCCTGGTGTTTTTTCAACAATAGTTTCCTCAACTATCGTCGTCGTCGTCGTTGTGACTTTCTTTGTGGCCTTAGCCTCTTTCGAGTCCTTTTTCTTTTTTGTCATGTTGATGTTTTGCTGTGTTATTGTTCCAGTGCAAATATAAGTAGATAAAAAAATAATTCCCAAGCTGGGAAGTATAATAATTTATTCACATTATATTTTTTCTTTCAACACAATGTTTTTTAGAGCACCATTTTTGTTTAGAGCTGCAAGGGATTCGAATGAAATCGGTGTCTTGTCCCACTTGTTCCAAGGTCTTTCAATTTTTATCAATTCTTTACCCATTGGCTTTGAGTGGATGGCTTCTGGGGTGTCATCTATCAAGATGTCACACAGGTCCCACTTCTCTTCATTGCTGTCGACAAAATGGATGCTTTGCACTCGGCAGTGGTGAGTGCTTAGGAAGGCGAATGTTGCTGGGATTGCTCCTTGTTTACATGTTGAAACCAAAATGGTTTTGTAGAGCCCTTTGTCCCGACCGAAAGCTTGGATTTTATTGACAGTCTCCATTGCATCTTTGTACTGGTCTGCCCTGCCGAATATCTGAAATGGGTAGTCTTCGTAGATAAATTTGTCTAGCACCTCCATAGAGGTTAAGCGAATTGGTTCATCGTCACCTTTGTTGTCATCAAACGAGATAACTTTTAACTTCTTTGGTTCGAATCGATAGTGATTTGTTAAATCGTCCGTGTCCACTGGGAGAGAAAGGAGTTCGTTTTCTTTTTCTTCAATCATTGCAGCTAGTGCGTCCATTTCTTCTTCTGAGAATTCCTCTTTCAGCTGAAAAGTGCTTTCATCTATATTTCCTGATGCAACATCTGTGTGGGTTGGAATATTTCCATCTACTTCGCTTGCGTTGTGAATGAATTTCTTGCGGTATATGAAATCGAACTTAGAAATGAAGTCTCGAATTGTCCCGTCTATGTTTATTGCTACTGTTTTCATTTGTTTAAAATTAATAGTCCTATTGTCCGATGACACTATATCTCATTCTTAGATTTCATCTTTTCGAACTCTTTTAAAGAAGCGATGTAGTCACTTTTTTCGTAATTAGTATCACAAAGAACAAGTAAGACGCTTTTGTCTTCTTTATATTTTTCTTCTGCCCACAGCCCTTTAGGGATTAGTAATGCTGAATTTGGTTTATTCAATAAACACTTTTTCCATGTGGTTCCGTCAAAACAATTTACTTCTACACGTCCTGAAATACAAATTAATAATTGATTTGTATTATAATGAGCATGCTTTCCTCTTGTTGTGTTGATTGGTACATTGTAAACGTAAAATGTTCTTTTAATTAAAAAAACACTATCAAGTCCTGACTCTATAGGAACTAAATTGCCAAGCTCGTCTTTAAAGGTTTTTAGCTGTATCTCTAAAACATCTTCAATTGTTGATTTCATTATTATAGTTTGTTAATTCTAATTCAAAATCTGGTGCGGACTTCGATATTTCTGATTGATACTTTATTGCTCTATCCATTAAATCTGGAATAGTAATAGCTAGACTATTATCTCCTAGGGAAATCTCACAATGTCTACCCATTCTAAAGTCTAAGTTTTTATGATAAAAGCTCTTTGTATTAAATTCTTCACCAGAAGCTCTTGGTAAGTTTTGTATTCGCTTCACGAGTGTATCAATAGAATGTTCTTCGCTAACATGGTTTTTGATATCATCATGAGGCATGGGAGAAGATTCTAGTTGATTCAGCGCTTTCAGAGTTTGTTCAGCATAATATTTATCATGTTGGACACGATAAAAAAAAGGCTCATTATTAAATTTGTTCGGCAGAAATGTAGCTAAATCAGGATGACCTACTACGGGTATGCCACTTGCCCATGCGTAGCTGCATAGTCTCGAATGCCGTTCTCCTTTTGCAGCGTGAATGAAAACTTTTGAAGACTTGTAAAAATGAGCTAAATAATACTTATCCAATGTAAATGGGTAATCATAATCAAAAAAAAGCGCTACAAAATTTCTTCTCTCTTCTCGTGTGAATTGCTTTAAATATTCTTCTTTAGGGTTTTCAGGAGAAGCTCCTTCCTCTGGGATTGAGCAAATTAACATTATTTTAATATCAGGCTTCAATCTGAGTAATTCTTTACAAGTGTTAAAAAACACTTGTAAACGCTTGAACCCAACTGCTCGTGTTATATATAAAACATCAATGTCTTTTGTGCTATCTCCAGGGCGGTAGATTTCTGGAGAAAAATTACAGCAGTCCATATCTAAACAAGACCCTCCCCCCACTAAATCTCCTGGATTGCAAAGGCTGGCATCAAAAAAAGAGTTGTGACTACAAGGTTGCCAATTGTGATGTATCAGATAAATCCATTTATGCTGTTCAGCAATAATGTGGTCAAGTGTTTTATTGTTTATTTGGAGACGGACTTCATTGGAAGTAAAGGAAATCACTCCTTTTGATTCGTCTGGTGTTTTTAGAATGCAAGCCATTATTTTTTTGTATATATTTCTAAAACGTTATTTTCACCAGCCTGAGCTTTGTGAACTAAAGATAAATTGTATCTTTGAACTATGTATTCCCAGTAGTTTTTTCCCATTTTTCTTCTAATATATGGTTTAAACTCGCTTTTTGAGTGTGGATTTTTACCAATAGTAACAATGTCGTGCTCATACTTCGGAGTGTCATACCAGTGAATAGCTACGTAAGTTGCTGCCTTCGACGCTTTGTCCATAATCATATCAGGGCTTTCAATGCATTCAATCATATGAGACAATACAGCGAAGTCGTATTTTTCTTTATTCGAGTTCATAAAGTCAAAAATGTCAGATTTAACTATTTCTCCATCACCTTTTACAACTTCCTTAGCTGCGTTTACCAGCGTCTCTGAATTGTCTACTCCTAAATATTTTATGTCTTGGTTTTGAGATTTTAAAATCGGGTATATTTGAGCGTTTCCACAGCCGATATCTATTACCGACGGAGAGTCAGACACACTCTTCATATATTTGCTCAACTCTATCTTCATTTCTTTAGAGTAATAATGTAAGTAGTCTTTAGCAATCTTATCTGAAGGATTCCATGAGTCTTTTGTTATATCTGTGTTAATATTCATTACTGTTTTTTATTTATGTTGTTTCATTCTTTTTTAAAACCACCTTAAAAGTGTTGTTTTTGTTTTCTTTGTGAAAAATTTCATAACCTAAAGATTTGTTAGATTCATAAAAATCTTTCCACTCTGACTCTGTTTTTATGTTTATATGAACATTATCAAATCCGTTCTGCCTTGATATACCATCTAAATGAGCTGTCCCCATTGCGTTGGCATGAAATACCCATTTACTAGTTACTCTAAGTTCTTCCTTAAGTGTTTCTAGCTCCCATTTAACTGGAACATGTTCCATTCCATCTAAATGCTGCACAATGTCATAGGAATCATTTTCCATATCTATTTTATGACAGCTCATGTGAAATGCATTTATACCTTCTTTTTTAAGTTCTTTTACAACCCAGTCAGAGATATCTATACCAGCATACTTCACCCCTTCTTTGTGTAGGTGTTTAACTATTTCACCACTACCTAATCCTACCTCCAGGATACTAGCTCCCTTACTGTATTCTTCCTGCCATATTTTATGAAATTTATCTGAGTCGTTTAAAAGAAGATTTAGCTGTCTACCATACCCTGTTTGGCTTTCATGAAGCCCTGTGTATTGGTGAATAGAGTTGTATTTATCTTGCTCATGCTTGAATAAGTCAGTCATTTTGTTTTTTTTGTTGTATTAAAGTTTCTATCATAAACCAATCTTCTGGTTCATCTATTTCTAAATAAGTTTCTGGCGAACACTCTACCATACCAACTTTTCCGTAAAGCCTGCATGAATTTTCGATTACACCTTTTGCTCTTGAGATATAAAAAGCTCCATTTTCAACTAAAAACCCATCCCACTCTTGTCTTCTAGGGCGCTTATGAATATTATATGTAGGCGTCCCGTCTTCGTTCCATATAAATCTTTTTTGCCTAACGACACTTAAAGATGAATCATAGCCTTCGTTTAGCACTTGCTTAATTCCTGTATCCAATTCTTCTACATCCACAAGCGGAGATGTAGCTTGTATAAAAACTATAACATCTTCTGGTTGTATGGTTTTAGCAAATTCAATAAGCACGATTTCACTAGAAGCTTCATCAGTAGAAGATTCTTTTGACCTAGAAAACATTTCAGCGCCTTTACATTTCTGGAATATATCATCCAAATCTGTTGCTACGATTACACTATTTACCAAGGTAGACTTATTTGCTGTGTCAATAGACCATTGTAATAGAGGTTTACCATTTATGAGCTTTATGTTTTTTTGTGGTATACTCTTACTCCCTGAACGTGCTGGTATAAATGCGTAAATATTCATAAATTAAAAATAATATTGTGTAATAGCTTTTCTTTCATCTGCTTCAATTACTTTCCCCCTATGAATATAAGTGGTATCCGCTAATATAACAGTTCCTTTAGGCCCTGTTATGTTAACAAGCTCACAAGATTTATTTGTTTCAACTATACTATCTACAACATCGTCTGCATATCTAGTATTATAAGATGCAGTTCTAGGAGTGGGGTATCCTATGTGTCGTTTAGAAGAATTAGTAATCCATTGAAAATTTCCTTGAGACTCGTCAACATCAGTAAGGTACATGATAGATTTAAACTGGCAATCATGGTTGTCTCTGTGCCACCCTCCTCCGCTACTGTTAGTGACTCCTTTTTTAAATTTTAATTGATTTATCAATGTTTTTTTTAAATTACCAGCCCTGCTTGTATAAGAGTTGCTTAATTTATTTAAAAGAGCATGGTCAGCATAGTTGTCTTTTATAAAAGGAGAAAGTTTTTGTGCATGAAAAATACGTTCGTCCTTAGAGCAGTCTTCTTTATCTAAAACATCTATAAGATTCTTGTGTTCGATAAAAATCCTGTCGAATTCTGATGCAATATCGTCAACAACCTCGCTTGTGAATAGGTTTTTAATTATTACTATACCATCATTATTAAGCGCTTGTAAAAAAACGTCATGAGAGTTTTGAATAGAAAAATCTATAGCTTGTATTTGTTCCATATAATTATAAAATGTTTTTATATTCGTGTAATAGTTTCAAAGCTTTATATGCTCCAGCGCTTTTATGGAGGTGTCCACTCCATATTTCTGTCACCCAAGAAAAGTTAAAACCTTCCATCTCCTTAATTAGAAGAGGAAAGTTGATGTCCCCAAGGCCTATTTGCACACCTTCTCCGTTAATTCCGAGAGCATCTGATATGTGCAAATGCTTAGCAATAGGCATTACAGTTTTTGTGTATTCAATCAAGTCTTTACCATGCTCTGCGCAATAAAGTTGAGCATGGCAAACATCATATGTCATACCAAGATTGTAGTGGTCGCAGAACATTCGCATATCTTCTGCTGACGCAAATCCATGCTGGTACCATTCTCCTCCTAAGTACCAGGGTCTTGATGGTAAGTTTTCAGGCATAATATCTACAACATCTTTGTATACATCAAACTCTCTGAAGTTTTTTATAGCATTTTCCATCATCTCGGTCGTATCATCCATCTTGCGAATGTTTAACGACATACCGCCTAAGTGGACGACAATTCTAGGCTTTGTAGATGGAAAGTGCTTATGTAAAAGCAGTGTCTTGCTTATTGTTTTATGCAGAATATCTTGCGACCGTTTTACTTTATCTAAATCGTTAGAACAAATGTCAAATAGCTCTCTGTCAAATATTTCTGGAGCATGAACTATTAGCTGATGAGGATTAGGGGTTATTTCAGGTTTGAAATCAATGTCTAAATCGTTTTGAGAACAGTGGAATTCGACAACTGGAGCAGGTAATGTATCATATGTCTCAAAGTCGTGAAATCTACATTTAAAACCCCAATTATTTGAATATTCGAAATTCTCCCAATCTGCTACCTCTATTATATCTTCAAAATTATACTTCGTTATATATTGCTCTTTATTTACAGAGTTGTTCAACACTTTCCCATAATAGCTTTTTATCTCATGAGGGAATATTCCTTTTCCTGGGGATTTAAACACAACATCTTCTTTTGTGAGAACATGTCCTGGTAGTAATTCTGTTTTTGCTACGGCTGATTTGGCAAACAATTCTTTGTTCAGGGTTTCAGCTTGGTTTACCTCTTTCTTATTTCCTATTGACAACTCAAGCATTCGAATATTGTGAACCATAGTCTTCCACTCTTCTGGAAGCATTGATGCCTTGTGGTCAGGGCCTTTGCTTAAAGTGTCAAAAGTTATATGTTTTTCTATTATTCTGCACCCCAAGCTAACCGCTGCGATAGGAATAAAAATTCCTCTTTCATGACCAGAGAACCCTACAACTTTGGAGTATTTTTTCAATTTCTGTATAAATCCTAAATTCAAAGATTCATATGGTGATGGATATGTAGATTGAGTATGAAGAAGTATGTATTTTATCTTTTTATCTGAAAAAATAGTTGCACATGTAGAAATGTCTTCTTCGCTCCACATTCCTGTTGATATAATAACAGGTAAATTATAAGTAGCACACTTTTCTATTAATGGAATATTTGTCATATCCGCTGATGATATTTTAAAAGCAGTAACACCTATGTCTGCACAAAAAACAACTGAATTTTCATCAAAAGGGGTTATGATAAGGTCAAGCTCTAGCTCATCACACAGTTTTCTAATTTGTAAATAGTCACTTTTTGACAACTCAGTTTCTTTTAAAAGCGGAATTAGGTAGTCAAAGCTCCATTCAGAGTTGTTTGAGTCCTCAAGCACATCTGAGCTGTATATGCTTGGTAAATCTCTTTTTTGAAACTTTACTGCATCAACTCCAGAATCTTTTGCAGCGTGTATTAGTTTTATAGCTTGAGAAATGTCCCCATTGTGATTTATCCCTATTTCACATATAATGTAAGTTGAGTCTGATTTACCCTCAAGTATATTATCTATTTTATTGGTTCTATACATTGTTTCTCCAGAATTTTAATGTGTCTTTTATAGTTTCTACTAGAGTGTATCTAAATTTAAAACCTAACTCTATTATTTTTCTATTATCTGAAAGAAGAATGTTGTTTAACTTATTTCTTTCATTGATTGTCTGACGATTAACTATCTTTACCGCTGTTGTTACGCCAGATTCTTTTATAGCTGTGTCTAGTAAATGCTGTATTCGTGTAATATTTCCAGAACCAATGTTATAAACCTCTCCTGTGTTTCCTTTCTCAAAAATTAGTTTATACGCCCTAGCTGCGTCTCTACCATCAATAAAATCCCTTTGACAGGAGAGGTCTCCAACGTTTAAAACAGCCTCAGCTCCTCTTTCTATTTCAATCAACCTTGAAGCAAATGCAGATAGCACAAAAGACTTTCTCTGCCAAGGCCCTATAGCATTAAACTGTCGTACATAAACAATCGGAAGCCCTTTGCTATAGTAATACATAGAAGTGTTGTATAGAAACACTTTACTTAGCCCGTATATAGAGGAAGGGTATAAAGAACTTTCTTCTTTTAACGCTTCTGAACCTTTCGCATATTCTGCTGCTGAGCCAATGATTATTATTTTCTCAAGAGACTTTAGGTTCTTTAAATTTTCATATAATTGCTCCAAGGCAACAGCTATGGGAGTGACATTTTCTTTAATTGACTGATTAATCGTGTTGTTGTCTTTTACTAATGAATTTCCCTTGGCAAAAAGAATGTAATTAGGCTGAAATTCCAGCGCATAGTCATAAATGTTTTTTGAAACCTTCTCTTGCCTGCATTTAAATTTAGGCAAATCATGGTTATGATACAGTACAAACACTTCGTTTTTTGAGTTTGAAAAAACATCACTAACATGTCTTGATAAAAAACCTGAACCAATTATAAGGATTTTTTTATTCATATTTTATTTTTTCACTCCAATCACTTTCTGGAATGGCATATGCCATTCCAGAAAGTGTAACTTCATTGTACAAGTTGGTTAATAATTTTAAAGACTCTTCTTTAGGGCGAATCAAGGAGCAGTCAAGCTTCATTTTCTCAGTGTCGATTATACTGCAGAAAGTTGCATCAATCAAATCTTTATCATGTAAGTATTTGATTAATGAAATTTCTACATTAGCATTGTGCATTGTTTTGTTGATGGATAATTTATTGATTTGGTGGTTTTCATTTTCTTCTGTTTTTATAGAAAACCCTATTATAAAAGGCTTTACACCGCAATTTATAGATTGAGTTATATATGAAAATCCGCACCTGAGTTCAAAGTCTATTTTTATCGGTATTTTATTTTTAGTTATTATCTGTCGCATAAAACTTGTATTATTGGAAGGATATGTTACAAAACTGCTTTTTGTTTCATGAATGTATTCTTTAAAAGAATCTATCACCTCTTTATTTACGATTGAATCATACACAGAGAAGTCTTTATCTAGATAATGCTTATACACATGACAGTTCAGCACTTGAACACTAGATTCCCTTGTTCCATATCCAACATTATTCATTAACATGTTATTTCTAACTATTTCTTCAAAAGAGTCAACAATACAGTTTAATGATTTTTTATAATGCTTTGACCCGCATATAATCGTTGCATTTTTTTGTAAAATTAAATCAGACATGATTCGTTTTTTTTAAACTAAGCTTTGATGCGAGTTTTTCTACTATTTGCTTCACTTTTTTGCGCTGCTCTGTTGTTGCCAGCGGGAATGGTGCGCGAGTACAAGGTGCTTGTAGTCCCATTTCTTGCAGCGCCGTCCTAAAGCCTAAGTGCCATCCTATATTCATAAGAGCTTCAAAGCCCTCAGCCTCGCGAGCTAGGTAGTAACGAGTTGATAAACCTTGCTGTTTAAGGTCTAAGTAGTTTATAGCATATTCTGGAAAAAGGCTTCCTATACCAGTTAAGAATGAGCATGCTCCATTATCATGTTGCATTTCAAACCTGCTCATAGAGCCTTCTGCTAATATTATCGCAAACTCTTCTGTTTTAACATCTTCAATTACTTGAGTAGCTTTCGCCATGTGAGAACTTTCCTCTTTCATCCCAATGATGTTCGGGTGAGAAGCTATTTCGTTAATCAAGTTGGCTTCAAAATCTACTGAGTAACCATGTTTTGCATGCTTCATCGGTTTCCCGTCAAACAAGCAAGGTCTTTGAGCGTGGTCAGTTAGCTCAAAGAAATAGTCCATAACTATGGCATCGTCGTAATACCTCTCTGGATAAAGCCACATGTAATAAACCTTGTCCAAGTGGTCTGCTGCAATTCTTTCAAACTCCTCTACAAACTTCTTTGCAGTTCTGGTGTCATACGCAGGGACTCCAACGACCACTTTGCCAGGAAAATTCTCAACCACAATGCGATTGAACTGCAATATCTCTGAGAACCCTAAAAGATTGTATGCAGATGTTCCCGCTGTCGTCATTACAATTTTAGCTTGTTTAGAGGCGAGGTGCTGAACATATAACCCAATTTGGGGTAAATCGAGCTCGTTTCCGTGTTTCGCTCCATCATCTCCCAAATAGGTGTCAGTAAATGCTGGTGGGATTGGGAATATAGGTGTTGAAAATATTTCTTTATGTTGCTTTTTTTCCATTTTAACAGTTGTTGTCAGTATAATATATTTACTTTTCCTGACTTTTTCAAGTATAATAGGAATTCTCGTTCTCTATTGCAGCTGTGACAAGACTCGTTTAGGTCTCTATCTTAAAGGTAATGCGTGATTACAGCTCCTTCATTTACGCTGAACCCGTAAAGGCTTAGTACTATTCCAGGCTCTACGCAAGCATAAACCATCATAATTCCAACAGTGGAAATTTTATTATTTTCAGGGATGCGAGCACAGCCTCTATTGAGATATCCGACATCAAATTTATTTACATTTGAACTGCTGCCTACGATTGCGACATTCGTGTGTGAGTAAACTTTAGGATTGGTCCATTTTCATATCCATTCACCATTTTCCCAAGACCTAGCATTAATAGCTTTATCATCAATAAAAACATCAAAAGGAGGCTTGTCCAATCTTAAATAATGATATTTAAGACCTGCTTCGTCAAGCTGTTTCTCCGTCAAGTCTCTCCAATCTATCCCTGTCTTTGCTCCACGCGCTGTCCACACAGTGATGGTGTGGCCTTGGTCAAATAGTACGTTGATTTTATTGATATTTTCTGATATAGACGTAGCTCCTTCGTAATCCATACCTTCTGTTTTCATCAGAGTCTCATCTATATCTACATAAACATCCATTGTTGTATTATTTTTTTATTGTAAGTCTATTTCTGTATTTATAATTTTTTGCGCTCTCGTATGTAAAACACTTTATTAACCGTTATCTGCGTAAAAATCTTTAATAATGTTGACAACAAACTCAACTTGCTCTTCGTTCATAAAAGGGTGCATTGGGAGGCTTAGTATAGATTTTGAGTTTTTCTCAGTGTTATTGTTTTCATACCCAAAAACCAACCCTTTATTGCAGACGCTGCTTTGAATGGAAATTGGGTAATGGATTACTGTGTGAACGCCATTTTCTATTAAGTGTTTTTGGAGTTCTTCTCTGTTTTCAACTCTCAAGCAATAGATGTGAAACACTTGTTCTTCTGAATATTCAGCTTCGATAGGTAGTTTTATCTGCTTGACATCTTTAAGTTTTTCACTGTAAAGAGCAGCGATAGAGCGGCGTTGAGAATTCCACTGGTCTAAGTGAGTTAATTTCTCTTTTAAAAAAATAGCTTGGATACTGTCCATCCTATTATTCCATCCATCAACAATATGTTCATATTTTTTTATACTACCTAAATTTCTGAGAGCAAGAAGCCTTGTTCGATACTCCTCGATATTAGTAGTAATAACTCCAGCGTCTCCTATGGCTCCTAAATTCTTTCCAGGGTAGCAACTATATACACAAAGGTCTCCATATTGTCCAACCATTTTCCCTTCGCTTGTTCGAGCTCCATGAGCTTGAGATGCATCTTCAATCACATAACATTTAAACTTTGATGCAATGCGCGAAACTTCTTTCATATCAGATACGTGTCCATATAGGTGGACGGGCAATAAAACAATGTTGTCAAAATCTTTTCGACGGTTTTCTAGGTGGGTTTCTAAAAGTTTTGTGTCTATTTGAAAATAATCATCATGGTCAATAAGCTCTATATCAAAATCTCCGTGTTGATATTTAACAGAGTAGATATCAGCAATATATCCATTTGCTGGCATTATCACTTGAGTCCGACCTTTGAGCTCAAGTGCTTGAAGAGCTAATTTAAGGCCGTCTGTGCCATTAGAGCACCCGATAGCATAGTTTGTACTGGTATACTCTGCAAACGCTTCTTCAAAAGCCTCCACTTCGCCTCCGCCGATGTAGTAGCCTTTTTGAAAAAATGCATCCAACTTTGGTTGAACCACATCTTTAATTGCATCCCACTGCGCTCCTAAGTTATTGAAATCAACTTTAACTTGTTTTCGTACTTTTCCTTTGCTCATTGTTCTAGAATTTTTAATGTTGTTTTCGTTAGATGATGTTGTTTATCCATGTCTTCTTTTGTCATTCTAAAAAATGCTTGGATAGAATTTTCTAAAGGAGAAGATTTGGCGTCTGATGTAATGATGTTCGACTTATTTTTCCTTTTTACTACTTTCGTTGTCATTATACGTCGGCTGTTTGGCATTCTAATTCTAAAATAAAGTTAGACAACCATCCCCAGGGAGCCAAATATTTTTCCCACAATTGTCTATTATATGTTTGTAATTTTGTAATTACGAATCTATTTCGTTCCATCCAAGCATCGATATGCTCAGCAATGTTTGGTAGCTCGCTTTCTGGTATAATGATGGCGCAGTCCTTGTAATTGATTTGGTCTTCGAATGGTAATATTTGGTCGGAATCTATTATTAAAGGAATTCGGCCCATCATCATTGTTTCGTAGAGTCTATAGGAGAAGTTTCCTGCGCCTCTTGCACAGAGAATAAACACGTTGTTTCGAAGATTGTCTATGAATTCTCTTCGGGCCTGACCCTTGGGGAGCTCTGGTGCCCAGAATCCTTTTCTCAGAATGAAATCTGTTTCTAGAATGGTTTGTTTTCTGAGTTTTTGTATAGCTTTTCTTCTCACGGGGATAAACGCTTGGCCACAGAATCCAACAGACAACTGTTTATTTGGGTTATCGATTATCTTCGATTGGTCGTAAAAATCTCCTGTGAACGCTGGAAATGCATATTCATTCTCTTTTCGGTCTCTGGTGTTGAATGATGTTCGAAACACATAACCTTGTTCTGGCCTAACATTTATTGGGTTTTCATCGTCATCGTTGTAAATCACAATTATCTTCTTCCCTGCGTCGTTTGCTTCTTTGATTAACTCTTTGGTCTGAAGGGTGTCTTCATATTTATAAGGAAGGACTGCATAGTCACAATCCTTCAAAGATGCGTATTGAATGATGGAGTCCCCGCTGGACATTACTCTTGAGAATCTGTCGTTGTGAAGTGGCTCCTGGGGCCAGTTTGATGTATCCTCAAAAGGCATACAGAAGATGGTCTCGGTCATCCCTCCATCTTTTCCTTTGAAAGCTTTTTTGTTGTAGTATATTTTGGTCATACCAGTTTTCGTATTAACTCCTTAGCTCCTCCAGCTGACTGGAAGTGAAGAGTGTTAAAAACGACATTCTCTCCAGTAATTATGTTTTTAATCACGGGCATACCGTCAATCATTTTGAATTTTTTAACAAAAATCTTTCTACCTAACCCTATGTCTTGTTCAACCATTTCGTACTCAACTCGCTCTTGGTTCTCTGCCGCGTTGATGTTGTGGTCAAAAGTGGAGCCTTCAAAAACGGATGTCATGCATTCGACTTCGTTTTCTTGAGCATACAAATACAATAGAGTCATGTCGCAAATTCCGCCTGGCTGTTTATTTTTGATGTGATGTGCTTGCTTGCGTTTGAGACGTTTTCGAGCAGATTTTTCTACATACTGAGCCTTCATAAACACCCAAAGCTTCTCTAACTCTGTAACCGTCATGTAGGACGTGTGCGCGGAGCAACTCCAGCGATATTCTGGCTGGTGAGTTGGCACGCTCATCCCTATTGAGTTGTGACGAATTCTGGCAGTAATATTCTCGTTTAGGTTTTTGAAAATCAAAACATCTGAATCCAAATAAACTGCTGCTATGTGCCCTTTTTCTTTTAAAAGGTTCAGCATCATTTTCCACCTTACAATGCAAATGTGTTCAACCCAGGCTGAGTTGGTTGACATGTGCGTGTATGTGTCTGTGAATTCCTGAACTCCTTCTAAGTAATCTTCCGATTGGACCACTTCAATTCCTTCGTACTTAACTTTTTGGTCCGTAATCAAATAGACTGTGTCATGAAATTTCCTCGCTTGCTTCAAGACAGGCTCCAAATACCAGGCTGCTCCAAAATGGATAAAAACTATTGGTAGGTTCATAATGATAACTCTATTGATTTATGAAAATTCTCTGGGCTCAAGTAGTTGTCGTAAACATCTTTCATCGCAACACGCATGGTATTTATGTCGCTCAAAGAGAACTCTTCTAATACTTTTGAAATGGTCTTTATCTTTTTCTCTGGGATAGTAACCGAGATTAGGGCCCAATCAATGTCTTCGTGTAAAGGTGGTCTGTATCCATCTGCTATGATAACAGGTATTGTGCCCATAGCCATCGCCTCAAACATTCTAACCGAGCTTATCCCTGTTCCTCTCGGACAAAGAGCAAACTCACAGCTAGCCAATGCGTTTGTGTAATTTTTTGAGAACTCCTCTCCCAAGTTTACATCTAGACCCCAGTGGACTCCACTGTCAGTACATTGGTCAGGAAACAACTTTACTATTCCCTTCCTAGTGTGATGGGTTGTGGTCGAACCTAGGAATCCAAACAGTTTCGTGCGACCGCAAGGCTGCTCAGAGACATTAACAGGGAAATGCGGAATAGATATTACATTATTGCTGTCAGTGGCATGTGGGCTACACATGACGCTGTTGTTGTCTACTTGCAGTTGATTCACAAGAATATGCTGACACACAAGTATTTTTTTCTCCTTCGGGTCCAAAGAGTCTATGACGCTCTGCGTTGCTGGGGCACCAATGTTATTTATCATGTGAGCCAATGGCAGCATGTGAAGAACCCAGTCATCACTAATAGTGGATTCCTTCAGCTTTTGAAACATTGTTTCTTCTGTCGGAATGTATGGGTCTTTGCCATAATTGTGTTCTACTACTTTCATAGTTGAATAAATGTAATCTCTGTTCGTTTAGGGTTTGTTTTCAAAATGACGTAGTCATTTTCCTTCATCATCTCAATCATTTTTTCGGTATCTATTGAGATTTATCATCCAAACAAAAATGGTGAAACTCTACGCATATTTGCTTAATTCCTACACACTCTTGAAGACACTCATATTCAGAACCCTCTATATCCATTTTGATGACGGAAATATTGCTATAACGTTCTCTAAGTTCTTTGAATGAAACACATTTAGCCGTATAAGTTTCTCCCCCAACGCTAGCGTGATTTGGAAGAGCGCTCTCACTAACCCAGTCGGGGTTTGTATTTTTATGCATCACTATCTCTTTCACTCCGTGTGGGGCCACAGCCTTTTCTAGTAGTTCGAAGTTTTTTGGATTTAACTCATTAACATGATTAATGCTTTTTTCAGTTGGGTCCACTCCGACTATTTGTATTTTTCGATGTTCTTGGAGCTCTAAGGGGAAAGTAATGTCTTCTCCTAGGCCAGCATCGATTATAAAATCGCCGTCTTTAATGTGGTCTAAATCTACGGTCCAACCGCCGTAATCGGTTCCAAAGTGTCTTATATTAGGCATATGTTTTCATTTGTTGCTTTACATACTCAAACATCTCTGCTTTCTTCTCTACTCCAACAGTGAAGTTTGCGTGATGCGCCATTATGTTTCTTGGTAGGATAAAGTTTTTTTCTCCATTCCAAACTTTCGCTCCGTTAACTGAGGCGATTGTAAAATATTTATCCTGGGGAAGCAATTTATACCGCACTCTACCCTTGTGGACGTTCATGGCTACTTGGTCGTTTGCAAAGTCAGGAGTAACCTTGTGGATGTGTTTTAAGAATTTCTTCATAACCTTTGTTCCTCTTCCGATGAAAAGTCCAGCGCATATTGTTCCGTTATCAGATTGAGCAACCATATCAGTCTTGTCATCTATATACGTCAGTATGTCATCGTGGAAATTATCAAAGAACTGAATGTCACAATCGGCAAAAACAAATGGTTGGTCTGAATTTTCTTCTGCGGCCCGAATCAAAATATCGACTTTATCAACCATTGTGTCGTTGAAACCTTTTGTTCCGAAATCTCCGTTTCCTTTTTGACCCACAACTGTAACGTCTAACTCAAAGTCTTTATCCAAACCCAATCGATTGAATGACTCCAGAAAATAATTTTCGTAGAGCTCTCTGTGGGACTCGCTATAGAATGTGTAGATTTTCATCTGAGCTGTCTTTTTATGTTTGATTTAAAATCTTCCGAAACGGTTTTAAGCTCACTTCTCATTAAGTCTAGCTCAGACGAGTTTGGGTCTCGCTTGATTAATTCGATATTGACGATGTCGTGTTTGCTTATTCTGTTTCTGCATATCATTCTAATTCCAATCACGGGAATAAAAAATCTAGCGTTTGGGTCCGCTATGGTGTCGACGATTAAATCCATCATAGTATCTGGGAAAACAGGCATAATTTCTAAGTTGTACTCTTTGCTTTTCAGCCTTACCGCTGTTTCTAAAATGCTATGATTAATTTGGTCGAACCGTCTTAGCTGTACATAATCGAACTCCCCTGAGTTGTTTTTTACTCCTTTAATCCAAACTTGGAAATCTGCAAATGTCTTTACAGATTTCAACCGAGTTAGATTTACGATTGAATTACTTACTTTCATTATTATGTTTGTTTTAGAGCGAACCTTTTATTCTTTCTATCTTCAAAAGTTGTCTTATCAACATGAATAGGACCTTCGTTTTTCTGGTAAAGACCGTCCATTTTCCCAAATCCCCACGCCCAATGCTGGTGCTCAATAATGACCATTGGTGAGTAGTGAACTTTATTTAGAGCCCTGGATACTTCCATGAATTCGTTATCACAATAAAGCGATACGTAAGATGGGTGGTATATGTACCCGAACCTATTATAGTATTTTTTTCCGAGTATGCAAAGTGTGTTCAGTTTATCTCCCTGGTGTCCGTCGTTAAAATGGAGCACGCCATCAAAGTCTGGGAAATGTTTTTTGAAACCTTTTCGAATATGCATGTCATATCCTTGAATCTTTGGCATCATATCATCCGACACCAGCACCACGATATTCCAAGGTTCTTCGTGCTCTTGGATGTCTCTGTTGCAAGCGAATATTTTCCCTTTGGATTCTCCCACAACTGCGTTTAGATTCTTGTACTCCGATAATCTCTCTAACACCTCAGGGGTGTTTAATATTTCATCGTCGTGGTCAATCGAAATAAGGAATGTGAAATTTTTTTTGTCCACCATTAGACCGTAGTACTGGTCGAGTTTCTCGAAAAGTTTGCCTTTGCGCTCTCGCGCAGGAAACTTAAATAAGATATGTGCGTCTTTCCAACTCATTCTACAGCTGCGTCTTTTTTACCTGTGAGCAATCGAAGTATGCCTATATCTTTATGAATCTCTTCCGTTTTTGAAATATCGAAAAAATGAAGCTTGTGACGTTCTCCTTTCATTAGCTGAATATTAGTGAGCATTTTTGTGAGAAAGGAAGTTTTTTCGTTTTGGTCTGGCTTCTGTGTGAACAAAACGCTTTTTTTTGGACACAGAGATTTATGTCGATGATAATTGCCGAACATTTGAAACCCTTCCTGAAGGTCCTCTCGTGTTGTAAACGGAATTGCTTTGATTATTTTGGCGATTTCCTTTTTACGGTAGATACTTCCAGCGATGGAAAAAGGTTCATTGAAATCAACATAATGGACTGTCCAGTCATATTTAAGAAGCTTCCCCGACTTGCCTTCTGGCTTAAAAATGTTTTCAGCTCCTAAAGATGAGTTTTTCTTAATGTTCTCACCAAGTCTTGTGTGAATAGATAAGACCTCTTCATCTGAAAAAGTTTTGTCTAAGTCTGGAATAACAAAAGCGCGATAGAACACATCTTCTGTTGTGCAAAGACAAACATAGTCTTGGTCTGTTCGCTCGTTGATGTCTTTCAGAAAAGCATCTTTGTAACTGTCTACTTTTACAAAGTCTAGTTTTTCGCTTTTGTATTCACGAAATATTAGCTCGTACATCAAGGAATAATCCGATGTAGAAGCTTTGTATATTATTGTAGTGGAGTAGTCTCCAATTACGTTCTCCTTTAAGCTCTGGAGAAAGAGGCGTGTATTAAACGCGGAGTCCTCTGAGAGGGCAATAAATTTCAACATTGTTTTCTGCTTGCCTGGCTGGCAATAAAAACTTAGGAAATGTGCTCGTCGATTTTGTCACTTAACGCTTTTACTGTCTGCATGCCTATAAGAGAAGCTACGCTCTCTCCTTCTTTGATTAAGAACATCTGAGGAATACTTCTAACTTTGTACTCTTTTGCGAGCTCAGAGTTTTCGTCCACATTAATTTTAACAATGCGAATGCTATCATATTTATCAGCAACTTCATCAAGTACTGGACTAAGGGCTCTACAAGGCCCACACCAGTCTGCATAAAAATCTACAAGAACGAGGGTGTTTTCTTGGATTGTTTGTTTGAATTCTGCGGTATCTGCATTTGCTACTTCTGCCATTTTGTTTGTGTTGTTGTAAGTGTTGTAATCGTAAATAAGATTATAATGCTAAAGTAACAAAATTCTTTTTCTATGCCTCAATCCGCGTCAACTAAAAAACCTCTATTCCACTTTTCCCAGCTATTTACTTACACAGCCAGAGTTTATATACCTCTAAGCTGGGTGGAAAGAGAAGCAAAATCAACTTTTTCTTAATATTTATTACAAAACACACACTTCGATGTCTAAGAAATTAAGTCCGACGCTTGTACAGGAAGCTATCCTTGCAGAAGCAAAGGTAATCAAGAGAAAAAGAGAAATCTACACTCAGCTGCAAGCTTTGAATGAAGAGATTCAACAGCTCGATGAGCGTGGCATGGTAGGGACCTTCGGTTTTGAAGGAAACCCTAACGACCGAGTTCATACTTCAAAAACTGGGTTCGTAAACGACTTCCAAAACATTTCACACGTTGCCAGGTTGGCAGCTGAGTTTGCTGAGGCTGACGCAATAGATGAGTCAACCCAAGAAGAGAATACAAGGCTAAGAGCTAAGCTTGATGAACTGCAGGCTCAGTTGGATGAATCCAACAAAGCAGTAAAAGCGGAGAAAGCAGAAAAAAACTAAGTAATCAATCCCGATAACACAATCATGAAAAAAGTAATTGCAAAATTAACAAAAACAGAGCTTAATCAGTTGATTGCTGAAGAGTATGCAAACCTTAAGAAGGTAGTATCGCTTAAGGCAAAAAAGGAAGCTATCCAAAAAGAGATTAAGCAGCTAAAAGAGTCTTACGGGCTTAGTGAGGTTGAGGTTTCTGGTCACAAAGATAAAGGAGATGCCTATTTTATGAAAGGTCTTCCAGTTCAAAAATTCGAAAAGAAAGGGACTCACTTGAAAGAGATGGACCTTGACGATGAAGAGATGGACACAGAGATGGACACAGAGATGGGTGCAGAAATGGGTGAAGAAGAATGTGGAGAAATCGAAAGCATGCTTCGCGACCTCGGTAGAAAGCTTGACGCACTAGTTGACGGAAATGAAACACCTGTTGATGCAGGCATGGAAGACATGGAAGACATGGGTGGAGACGAAGAAGAGCTTGAAGTTGACATGGGTGGAGACGAAGAAGAGCTTGAAGTTGACGAGCAGTCACAAATACCAGTCGCAGGAGGCGATGATTCTTTTTCTGAGGAAGATATTGTTTCTGATGAAGATGACGAAGACACAATCGACGAACAAGACGGAGAAACTGTGGTTAACGCTGCAAAAGAAGACACCGTTAATGATAACATGAGTAAAGTTGATAACAAGAACGCTGAGGCAGACAAACTCTACGAGGGAGCTGGTAAAGGCAGAGGTTCTAGACTTAATCCAAAAGGAAGTAGGGTTATCAACGAAGAGCTTCAAAGAATGCGAAAACTCGCAAATCTTATTTAATAATAACCATGAAAAAACAGTTTCGGGATATACTGAGAGAGAGTCTACAAGAGCAGGCTATTTCTGCTAATTTCGACTCTAAGATAAGCGAAATTGATATTCTTATAGACGCTCATGAGCGTGCGCTTGAAAAGGCTGATAAGGATATGAATACTGAGGACCAACCTGCACACAGTGAGGCTTTAAATCGTAGAATCTCGGAACTCGAAAAGCTTATTCCTTTATACGCTAGGAAGGAGCAGTTGATGATTCAGACGCTTGATGCAAGCAGGGGAGAGGCAATTGACGCAGTTGACTATGGAGCAGCAGCGGCAGGATAGAACTCTCTTACATGGAAACAAAAAAAAGGCAACCTTTACGGGTTGCCTTTTTTTGTTTGAACAAATTAACTTAGGTCAACAGCTCTTTTCCATCATCAGTGATAATTTTTTCATCACTTCTTTCGACGATGTCGTTGTTTCGTTTTACCTTTTTGGTTATCTTCTTTAGAGAACCAGACTCAATTTCTTCTGGATTTATAAGGTCTTTCTTGTCGCTCATGATTGTTTATGTTAATAGTTCTCTCCCGTCAAGGGTTTGAATTTTGTAATTTTTCTTCTCTTGTAACTCTGTTACGGAATGGGCCATTCCAAATGATTTCTCCTTCTGTTCCATCACTCTGTCTTCTTGACTCATTAATCCGTCATGAAGTGTTTTTGCCTTCTCAGCTTTTTCTGGTTGCTGTTGTCCAGCAAAACCATATGCACCTAAAATGTTCATGTTGTGTTTTCATGTAAATAGGCTGATTTTCACAAACATTACCTTATACCCGTTAGTCTCTACTTCTGTGCTTGCTGGGGCGGAGTTAGCTTTTTAATTCAAGTTTATACCTCTTCATAACATCTATTAGAATACCTGAGCGAACGATTTCATCTTCTGTGAATTGTATAAAACCAATTTTTGGAAGGCCTTGAAACCTATTAAAAGCATCGTCTAATCCTGAGCGCTGACCATTTCTTAGATAAAGGTCTGTTTGGTCTGTGTCTCCGATAATTATAAGCTTTGAACTTTCTCCTTTACGAGAAATCCAAAGCTTTAACCCAGCTACTGTTGTATTCTGCGCTTCATCAATTATTGCTACTGAATTTTCAAACGTTTCACCACGAAGATATGCAAGAGGAACATATTTAACAACGTCATTCTGAATGAAGTCCTTTGTCTTTGTTGAGCCTACAAGTTTTTTAAAATTTCCCAAAAATGAGTCCATATAGGGGTCTATTTTTGAGTCTATGTCTCCAGGTAAGAACCCTATTGATTCGCCAGCTTCTACAATTGGTTTTGTGAGTATAATCTGGCTATATTCGTTGTCAATTTTCAGTAATTCTAAAGCAGTTTTTAAACTAAGTAAGGTGTTGTGAGTAACATTATAATCTCTTGTCACATATAAATGTCTTGGGTGGTCTATGTGAATACAAACACACTCTTCTTCTCCTTGTTTTTCGACACCAGTAATATATTTTATTTTCATTCTTTTTTTATCAGAAAATAGTCCTGCTTTTCTTGATAACTTAAAAGGGTTAAGCGTTTCAAATAAAACAGTGACAACATAGCATATCTTTCCTTGCTTTTTTTCTCCAAATTTATCTGTAAAAAAGGGTTTTTTAGTTCTAATTGAAGAAATACCACCAAGGCTTCTAATTAGCTCCATGACTTGACTAGCTAAAATTTGCGACGTGGTGTAATATTCAATAGAAGAGCCATTTTTAGGGATATGCCCATCTGTATCCATTAAACCCCTTAGTAACTCCACCCTATCTTCAACAGAAGAGTAGAGATATTTATCAGGAATTATTTTCTCATGAGATTTTTGACCCATTAAACCTAAATCCCTCACCTCAAAGAGGAGTAAATTATTCGCCTTATTTGACCTTGTCTTAGTTGTTATGTAATAATCATAATTATCTCCAGGTTTTTTACTTATCTTAACAGGGTGAGGGAGGCTTTGCTTAAACTCACAAATAATTTCTTCGTCCGCAGAGCTAAACGAGACAAAATGTTGGCTGTAGCACCCGTCGCCTATTAAACAGCCCATTAGATAAGGGTTAATTATTAGTTCTTTATTTGCAAACTGTATAGGATTGCAGATGGGGATTGAGTGGTTTTTCCTGCCTCGGTTAGTCAGTAAGCTCTCTTTTATTTCAAAAGTAGTTTTTACTGCTCCTGACAGCGGCTCTCTTATTGCAACCCCATTCCTTTTTTTTCTATTATTTCTATCAGCTTCTGTTTGTGTTTCCCATAAATGCTCACCACAGCATAGTGTATGCGTTCCATCAGAAAAAGACACCTTATAGACATCTTTTTCTCCTTGTGGATGAATAGAGTTGACATTTACAGGTGTTCCATCAACCGAAATTACTTTATCTCCAGGACGAATGCTTCCGATTTCCACAAAACCGCCAGGCGTTAATATAGGCTCAGTTAGTGGTTGCGCCTTACCTGTCCCAGCAGCTCCAGCAACAAATGTGATTTCATTTTCCATGATAGTTTTGCACAGAAGCTTTTGCTTAGCGTTTTTGTGCTTAATATCTTTGTTGATTTGAAAATGAGATATTGCATTAAGCCTATCCATCTGAGCTTCCTTATCTCTCTCTAAGCCCATTTTTTCCAAGTCGCTTTGTATCTCACGAGATGTTTTTTGGCGTTGTACTTTTCTGTTTTTATTCATTTAACATTATTATCAGGCATGTGTATCAAGAGTAATCAACCCTCTTCTCAATATCAATGGATTATTCCAAGCTATTTAGAAGAAACGTTTTATAGATGTCTGAAAAAATTAGCAACGAAGAACTTAAACACAAGATTGTTACCACCATAAGAGAGGAAGGTCTTGACGGAATCTTTGGGGAGGAGGTTGTGCTTGCTATTCAAGAAAAAGTTAAGCACATGTACAAACAGCAGCTTGAGAAGTCTGTATTTGAAGACGTACCGCAAGAAGAGCTTCAAGAGGAAGTTCAGGAAGAGGAAGATGGGCTTCAAGAAACGGATACTAGACCGCCTGTGCAAGGTGGTCCAAATCAGTTTCCTTATGAAGATGATTTTATTGACTCAAATGCTGTACCAGGGCAAGACGTTGAGCAGGAAGATATAGGGATGACAGCTGGAGAGGCTGTGTCAAATGTTCCTTACACTCCTGTTCGTGCAAATACTGCACAAGTTCCCAAGCCATTACAAAACCAGGAGCCAGGTGAGATAATTGTGTTTGACTATAATGATGTTGCAGCAGTAAGTGGCGAAGGGTTAGCTAACAAACCATTTAGAACAATGGATGACCCAGAGTCTTTGAAGACTATTCACGACTTTTGGATGCAGGAGGGTAAGACTGATGTTAAAGTGTACGCCGCTAAGTTTGAACAAATAGGGATTGTTAAGTACGATTACCGAAGTGGCACTGCACTGTTTACAGACGACAAAGAAGCTCCAGAAGTGATAAAGCCTTCGTATCAAGAAAATCCTTATGCTACACCTAGCACTCCTCATATAGATGAGCCTTCAACAGAAATCGACCTCAGAAAATCTATTGAGTCATCTGTCGATTTGGAGGCTGTTTTGCTAAAGGTAATGAAAGACATTTTAAAAGATGGACTAGGTGTTGCGCAAGAGCCGACTGTGCCTACCGAAGTACCAACTGCTCCAGCTGCTCAGCCAGTATATGAGAGACAGACGAAAGAGAACGTTATTAATACGTTTAAAAAAGTTGAAACACCAGAGGCCATTCAAAATAGACTTCTGGGCGAAAATGATAATCGTGTGGAGTATTTAGGTCAGTCGTCAGAGTATGCGACGTATTTATTTAAAGATAAAAGATACGTCGTTTTTAATGAGAATGAAAAGACAGCATATCGTCAACCTTGATATTAAGAGGATAATTGACTATTAATTATAAAATAAAAACATGGAAACAGTTTGGAAAATAACTAACACAGGAAGATTAGACAAGATTAAGTTCACCGTTGCTATCGCATCGAATAAATCTCCAGGAGTATTCTTAAAGAAAGACGAATTTATTCTTTCACAAAAAAGAATGACTACAATGCTTGATGCCCAAGCCAAGAGAGGCTACGTGGCAATTGAAGAATTTGAAAATGTAGACAACATCGTTATCGGAGAGGTAATGAAGATGTCGGATTCTGAGTACGCTCAGAAGCGAGTTCAAGATTACTCTAAGTGAACTACCCACCCACGCCAGAGGCGATGGGATGGGCTTCAAGGGTCAACGCTCCAACTAGTGTTGGCAACTTACCTTGATTTTTTCTGTCAGTTCCTGACAAAATATTTCTTAATGTACAAAAATACAAAAGTTTAAAGAAATAACAAAATTTATTTAAAATAATTAAGATAAGGTCGCTTACATCCCACCCACACTACGTGATGAGTGGGCTTTACGCTCCGTAATGTAAAAATGCAATTCAAGGTCAAAAAGAAGGAAGGCTAAAATGTGCTCCAGTATCAAAAGCTGAAAGAGAGATAGTAAATAGACTCAGAGAAAAAAGCATAAAATCTGAATCTCAGTTTTCGTTAGAATCATTCAAGTTCGACATATACATCCCTGATAAAAATCTTCTTATAGAATATAATGGAGACTATTGGCATTGTAATCCTTTAAAATATTTACCTAGTTTTATTCATCCTCATAAAAACAAAACAGCTAAAGAACTTTGGAAAGCTGATGATAATAAGAAAAAGCTTGCAATTAAGTCTGGATTCAATCACCTTACTATTTGGGAATCTGAATATAATGCAGATAAAAATAAAATAATAGAATCACTGATATCATATGGAGAATAAAAGAATTAAATTGCTAGTTTGCCCGTCAGATGTGCAAGGCGTCGGGCATTTTCGCTCAATCTGGATGGCTCAGCAACTTAGGAAATCCCACAAAGAGGAGCTCCAAATTAAGATTGATGTCACTCCTGATTTTACCAATATAAACTACCTGTCATCATTTGATATAATTCATTTCCACAGACAGCTTGGGCCATTTGAAGCATCTGAGAAACTATTCGCGGAGCTTCAATCCAAAGGGACTGTGCTGGTGATGGATATTGACGACTTCTGGAGTCCGCCTCCAACTCACCCTCTTTATGATTTGGTGAAAGCTGAAAAAATTGACAAGCATATAGAGAACAATTTGAAACTTGTTGATTGGGTCACTACGACCACAGAGATTTTTGCAGAAAAAATCAAAGAGGTCAATAAAAATGTGGTTGTGATTCCGAACGCTGTAAACCCCGAAGCTAAGATGTGGAGGAGTGAAGCGGTTCCAAACCCTACTGACCGTACAAGAGTTGCTTGGATTGGTGGGTCATCTCACTTACATGACTTGTTTCTTCTGCGTGACTCAATGGAGATGCTTAATAAGGACCAAGAGCTGAAGGATAAGACACAGATTGTAATGTGTGGATTTGATACCAGAGGTAATCTGACCAGCATCGACGACAATGGGAACAGGCACGAAAGACCTATCCAACCACACGAGACGATTTGGATGCAATTCGAAAGAATATTTACAGCAGACTACCAGATTCTAAAAGAGGACAAGGAGTATTTTAACTGGCTGTATAAAATTAAAAATGAAAAGTATCCAAACATGGATGAAAAACCATATTTGAGACGCTGGACTTTACCTTTAAAAACATATGCAACCCATTACGACCATTGTGATGTTTGTTTAGCTCCTCTAGTAGACCATTACACTCAACAAGTAGGTCAGGGCCAGAAGGCGAAAATAGTTAAGCGACCTCACATTTTCAATAAAGTAAAATCTGAGTTGAAAGTTATTGAAGCGGGTGTTAAAAGAAAAGCGCTAATCGCGCAAGATTTCGGAATCTATTCTAAGACTATTAAAGACGGCGAGACGGGTATTTTGGTTAAGAACAACAAAAAGGGGTGGTATAACGCCATTAAGCAGGTTGTCGATGACCCTGGGTACCGACAGGAGCTTGCAGACAATCTTCACGACTGGGTGATGGATGAATATTCCATCGATAGAATTAATGGAATCAGAGCAAGTTTCTACGAGCAAGTTTACGAGGGAATGAAACAAAAAGACAAAATCATCGTATAGTTAGGTATAACTACATGAGAACAAAGATACAGCTTAGATAAGAAAATAAAATGATTAGTGAGAAGAAACTATAAAATAGAAAGGCTGGAGAACGGTGAAACGTTTACCACAAAAGAACGAGGGAACTCAATGGTTCCTTTGATTCATTCAAACCAAGAACACGTCCTGGCTCCATTAGAACTAAGTAATGCAAAAGTAGGCGACATTGTCTATTGCAAAGTAAGAGGAGGGCTTTACACAAATTATCACACTCTCCCCTCTTCTTGTGCGCCGCCCTTCTTCCATCGATGAAAGCTGTACTCTAAGCTCTCTCTATTTTTTTGGCTTATGAGTTTCATTAAAAACCTTCTTCGATATAGTCCATACTATCGTATATCTCACTTAGATATTCTCTGTTTATAGAAATTCCAACTTTCAACTTATCTGAATTTCTTTCACCAACTTCCTCCAGGGTATCCGATAATCTCAACCAGAAGCTCGCACCCTATAAAGAGCAGTACTGTTAAAATTGTAAATATTAATGTTTTCATGATTTTATTTTAATATACGTGGTTATTAGAAAAAAGTTTCTACGAGTGTAAAAATTTACAGCACTGTTCACTGTGAAGTACGAGGACGACTACATGTTATTTTTACTTATTTATAGGTAAAATACATGCATGATAATCTACAAAACAACGAACGTAATAAATAAAAAAATCTACATAGGGCAAGACTCAAATGACAATCCTAAATATTTAGGGTCGGGGTTACTTCTTCATAAAGCGATTAAGAAATATGGAAAAGATAATTTTAAAAAGGAAGTGCTAGAGGTTTGTTCCGACAGAAAGTGTTTAAATAAGCAGGAAATATATTGGATTAAATTTTATAAAGCGACTGACAAGGAAATTGGATACAATATATCTGAAGGCGGAACTGGTGGTAAATTAGTTCTTGTTGAGGGTAAAAAAGGTAAAACTTATGAAGAATACTATGGAGAGAAGAAAGCGAAAGAGCTAAAGGCTCTTTTTTCTAAAATTAGAAAAGGAAAAAAAAGAAAATACGTCAATATAACAGCTGAGGAAGTAGGTAAAAAGGTAGGCAAAGCATTAAAAGGGAGAAAAGTATCCAATGAATGTAAGGGTAAAATTAGTAATACGCTAAAGAAGTATTTTCAAACAGAAAAAGGGATTAAATCAAGAAAAAGCATTAGCGGATTTCACACTGGAAGAAAACATAGTGAAGAAAGTAATAAAAAAAGAAGTGACGCCATGAAAGGGAGACGGCCAAAAATAATGGACATTCACCCCAGTGCTCGATATTGGTTTTTTTATGACAATAAAAATAAACTAATTTTCGAAACACTTGGAGATAAAAAGCATGCCTTAGAAAAGCTAAAAACAAATCAAAGAAAATTAGTGACTTTTGATAATTTGAACGATTGCTTAAATTATAAATTAGAAGACAGTAAGCATTTTAAAGTTTTTTATAAAAAGTATTATAAAAAGAAAACCTAACCTGGTCAAAGCTTTAGACCCGCAAAAAGGTTGTTTGATTGGAAATAATAAAGGCGGTACAAACGGGTGGACTCGACAAGTATACGGAAAGGTTACTGAAGTTCTTCCTCAATAGACTCTTCCCTCGGCGCTGGCTTATTCAAAAGCACTCTCAGGGCCGAAACGGATTTCATAAACTCTTGCTTATCGTCAGCGTCGCCAGCATCAAGCATGCTTACGGTATTTTCCTCTAGTTGTCTGTAAAATACATCTGGAGCTTCGAACGTTTTCTGCTCAAACAACTCTCCTGAGACGTGGTCGAAGAAATTGTTCAGGCACATATTTAAAACTTTCGTCTTATCCTTCCCTTTTTTTCCAGCTATCTCAAGAATCTCTAGAATTTGTTCTGCATGCTTCGTTGCGTCCATTTTTATAATATTAATTTTCAAATATAGCGAAAAACAAAAAGGCCTCACATTTCTGCAAGGCCTTTTATTTTAAAACTTTTCAACTTTAAATCTTGATTGCAGACATCTTGTCTTCAAGAATAAACTTGCGCTCCTGGTTGTCCACCTCAAGCGTAAGCTCTTTGTCGTCTCTCGACTCCAAATCCGTGAACCAGCTCTTTCCGACAATAGTCAAGAACTTCGTTCTAGAAATACTGTTCTCCAGGTCACGTTTTTCCTTTCTGATTAACTCCGACTTGTTGTCAATCCAATCTTGAATCATGTTTGTGCGCTTTGTGTCATCCATCGATTCAACCATTTTATAGAATTCAGAAAACTCCTTGATGTGTGGTTCGAGAATTTCTTCTCTCTCAGTAAGCGGCTTGCTTGCCTCAAACTTCTCAACAACTCCCTTAGCGGAAGGAAGAGAAGATAGTTTGTCGATTTTAACCTCCATCGTATTCACCATCGCTTCCTCAGTTGTTGGAGTCAAAGTTACTTTAGGGTTGAATCCATAAGAACTAATTCCAATCTCTTTCAACCACGCAGTAGCTTCTTCACCATAAGTGTCAGCGAATGATTTCGATGCACCGTCTAGGTAACACTTCTTGTAGTAGTTGAATACTGAGTTTCTCGCTTTCAACTTGGTAAGAGCGTAATGGTTTCTGAACAACTCCTCGGCGGATGCTTCTCTAACCATTTTCTGATTGATAACTGGAAGACTTGAAAAGTCTAAGTCATAAACAGAATTAGCGTTGTAGATTTCATCTTTAAGGAGTCCGTTGTCCTGGAGTTTTTCGAATGTATCCGAATCCAATGATACTGGAAGGATATATGTGTGAATCACTCCGTCTTTAATGATGTTGTAGTTACGAAATATGTTCGTGTCAAACCTTTCTGGTAAACCAAAACTGTTTGTTGGAAGACTTACGTAGCCTTTATACGTCACTTGAACAGAAAGGTTTGCTCTTTTGTTATTCCACGTGAGTGAAGTAATTGGGAAGCCTTTGTCTTTGTCTTCGTTGATGAAGCCAATTTTGTTGTCTTTGATTTTTTGCAACATAGACATTGCATCATCAATCTTATTCTCAGAGAGAAGTAAGTCAACTTGTTCTCTATCCGTGTCTGAAACGTCTTTGCGCTCAGTTTTTCTAGACATGCGCTTGTACTTCATTTGAGAAGGATACCATTTAGCGTCCTCAGAAGTCATTAAGTCGTCAATCATGTCCATGACACAATAAGCATCTTCTGCAGGCTCCAAGTCTGGGTTATATCCATCCCTGAACATTTTTTCAGGGTCTTGCATCGTTGCCATCAACTCAGCTTCAAGCTCGTTGATTTTCTGAGTACCAAAAGTGTTTGCTTTTCTTACAATGAAATATGCGTCACCCACTACTCTAAGCATGTCAGAGATTGTGTTGAAGTCGTTACTTCTTGAGTAAGCCATCATACCAGCGTACATCGGTTGTAAGATGTTAGAGTACGCATCTGGGGTTCCTGATGCAAGTTTATAGTCCACGGTATCGATTTCCGTCGAAGTACGCGGCGCTGAGCTTGTCATGTAAGATACAGTGCTGATTGATTCTGGGTCAACGAAAACTTCGTTGTCAGAGTTTACTTTGTAAGAGATGACATTTCCTTCGTCGTCATACGAGTAAGCAAAGCCATCAATGGCGTTCTCTGAGAGAGTAACATACTTTCTCGCTGACATCATTTTCTGAGTAAACTGCTTTTCCATGTACGGCTCGTAGTCTTGGAAGTCTTCTGCGAAGATGTGTGCTCCACCAACCTCAGTAGCCATCTTGTTTAACAAGTCTTTGTTGCAGTAGTAACCGTACTCAACAATCGTAGCCGAAGCCAGGTTTGGAGCAATTTCACTTACTGATTCTAGAATTTGGCTCTCGCTCCATCCGTTGTCATAACCATCTGTCAAAAAGAATAGCGAGTAAAGCTTGCCTGAATTTCTCTCTCTATCGTTGTTAATTAGGGCCTGAGCTTCTTGTAGTGGTTCACAGAATGTTGTAAGTCCACGTGAAGTAAGTTGTGAATCAATAAGTTTTTTAAGGTTTTTAAGACTTGTGTCGCTTTTGACCTGGAAGTCTTCAACAAGTACGCCGTACTGCCCTTTTCCAGAAAACCAGATGATTGAGACCGAATCTGTATCTCTTAGTAGGGTTGAGATTTTGTTGTATAGGTCTTTTCTGATTTCCAATAATTCATTCCACATCGAACCTGAACAGTCGATTATAAAAAGATGGTGAGTAGGCGACGCCGTTGGCTTTATGTCCCTGGGTGTGTCTGTTGTGAATTCTTCACTCAAAAGAAATCGACCATCCTTTAATTTAGTGTGTTTATAATTAGCCATGTGATGTATTGATTTTGTTTAATTTGTGTGTTATAATTCTAACGAAAATCAATATTTTTATCCACAAAGCAGCCCTATTGCTTCAATGGGTTTTCTTTTTCTCTTTTGTCAGTTATTTATGAAAAACACGCAATGATGAAGATGACTTCACTAAACTTCGGAGTATTAAAGGAATCAATCGCTAAAAAGGCATCTGTCGAACTATCTAGAGGATACGAGGGTGACACTCTTATGCGATTTATGGAAACTGTAAAAAAGAGTCCTTCTCTGAAAAGACAGCATTTTATTTATAAAAACATTGAGATGGCTAAGCCGTTTGAGAAAGAGAGTCTTGCTGAGAGGTTTCTTAATCAGAATTTAACTTTAATTAAAAGCCTTAAGTGGCACAAGATTACTGCTGAGAATTTAAAGCTTAGAACAAATCTTCTTGGAGCTCCAGATAAATCAACTGTTACAGCACGCGAAGACAAAAGAGGTTTGTATGAGGCAATTAACACACTAATTGAATCTAACACAAACACTGCTTTCAACGATTTTGAGTCAGAAGCAAATGCTTACAGTGAAATAATTACCCATCTTACACGAGAAGTAAAAGAAGAATCTTCTAAGAGCGACGAAATAGCAACTCATCCTAAACTTGGTAAAGCTTGGGAATACATCACAAAAAATGCTGTATCAAACTTTAACGAAAGATTTTCTCACTTAAATGAAGACGAGCAACAGTTGTTTAAGGTTCTCACTGCAGAAGGAGAGCAGAGAATAACTTATATAAAAACACTTAGAGAGGAAACTCGAAAAAATCTTCAAAGGAAACTAGATGTGTGCACATTAAGAGAAGACATCACTTTGCTTGAGACGTTTAAAGAAAAGCTTATGCGAGAAGTTGGGGCTGAAATTTTAGTGAGTGACGAGTACATTTTTCACGTAGCAGACTTAAACCAGACGCTTAAGAAATTATAAATTTGATTTTTTAGAAACTCATTACTATATTATGTAATGAGCAGAGTAATTGAAAGAGCCGCAAGAGAGTTAGCAGTTCCATCAGTGGAATTAAATAATTCTAAAGTAAAAGTAAAGATTGGAGCAACTGAAAAACGTGATGCCCCAACTACGGTTTATATTCAAGTAAGTTTTTGGACGAAACCAGCACCAAAGCACGTCAACATGTCAAATCAAGAGTTACATCGACTTATTGATAAAAACATAAACAGAGCTTTTAAAAGCTCTGCTTCTAAAGAGCTTGAACAGCATTATTATTTTACAAAGCCAAAAGACAATATCACAATTTGGAATATTCCAGATAACTTGAATTATAACTCTAAAAGAAATTACATCTCTCTAGAGTTGTATCTCCACACACTAAACACCGACAGCAAAAATGAGAGCTATCCGCTCCATTCTAAGAAAGACAGAAGGTTGTACGAGTCTGCCTTAGACATAGCTAATGTGTTTGCCGACTCAGCTTTCTTCCAAGGTGAGGGAGACTTCCAAATATTCAAAACCGCATCTCAAGTCTAAAGGGCTGCATTCTGCGAATTTCCAATCTATTTATGGGAAACACAGAATGCTATGAGCGGACTTATTTCCGATTACCAAGATAAATATATCATTTCCGAGTACTATACATTTAATGCTCCAACCCGTGAAATGATTATAGAGGCTGAAAAAAAATATCAGCCTATCGTGATGTCTGGAATTCTTCAGATAGCAGATACGTTAAATAAAAACGGTCGAATTTACCCATACGAAATTTTAAAGCGCGAGGCTGATAAGTACATGGAGCTCGTAAAGGAAAACGTGGCTGGTGGTGAACTTGACCATCCTGATTGCAACTCATTAGACACTAGCATTTTAACCATTAACGGCTGGAAGAAGCTAATAGATATTGCAGAAGATGAGTTTATATATACTTTAAATCAGGAAACTAATAAAATTGAGGCTCATAAGATTGATAAAAAAATCTTAGAACCCTATAGTGGTAAGATGTATCACTTTAAGGGTAAAGGAATTGATTTGATGGTTACTCCAAATCATAGATTTATACTTGAGACATCTGATGGGGTATCTTTTGAGAAGACAGCATCTGAGCTGTCTGAGTATAGAAGCGGAAAGTGGAGAATTCCTAAAAAAGGAAATTGGGATGGAATTAATTACGATTCCTATATAATCCCTGGAATCGAAGAGTTTAAACCACACATAAGCAATGAGCTTAAGGATAAATATTCTCAAAACCTTGTTGTTAATGCAAAAGCGTGGTTTGCTTTTTTAGGTTTGTATCTAGCTGATGGAACTTCTGCTGGAGTGTGTGGGAGCAAAGCAAAACACAACCTCGTTAAAATTACACAGAAGAAGTCTGAGAATTTTGAGGCAATTAGAAAAATATTTGATGATTTAGGGATAGAGTATAACGAACGTGTTTATAGAGATGGGAAAATAGATTTTCAAATTTACGATGCACGACTTAAGCAATATCTATTTCCTTTAGGGAATAGTTCTGAAAAATACATTCCAGAAGATATAAAAGCAGCTAATTCAGAATTGCTGACTATTCTTTTTGAAAATTTTCACATGGGAGATGGAACATCTAAAACATCTTATCATAAAGACAAAGGATATGTGTGTAAAAAGATTTTTTCTACTTCAGAAAAGATGATTAAAGACTTTAGTGAGGTGCTGTTAAAAATAGGGCTCCACGGAAATATAACTCAAGAACAACCTGTAGATAGATATATAAATGATGTAGTCGTTCTTGAAAAAGAAGTGGTGATGTCAGATGGGGCTGTAGAGATGGTTAAAGAAGAAATTTTAAAACCAAGATTGATTGAGGCTAAAAATAGTAAAACTAAATTCATCCTTAATGTTAGCACTACAGATTTTATTTACATGGATGAGAGATTTTTAAAAATCTCTCAAATCCAAAACCCGTTTGATAAAGTAGCTTGTGTCAGAGTTAAAAACGGAAATTTCTTTGTAATGCGTAATGGTAAATCCCATTGGACTGGAAACTCCGCAGTTGTATCTCTCGCTAATGTTTCACACCGTGTTGTTGAGATGTGGTGGGAAGGAAAAGAATTATGGGGCCGAGTGCAAATTGCTGAAACAGATGCAGGCAACACGTTGAAGGGTCTTCTAAAAACTGGATTCAAATTAGGAATTTCTTCTCGTGGAGTAGGAAGTGTTAAGTCTCAGGGTGGACAAGACATTGTGCAAGATGATTTTGAACTAATCGCTTTTGATTATGTATCAAACCCATCAACCCCAGGGGCTTACCTTTTTAAAGAAGGTTATATGAGACCACTTAAAGGGGTTAAAGAAAAAGCTAAATCAATAGGAGAGTTTAACCGTTTACAACTTATTTCTCAGAAATCTTTCTGGCAATCAGCGTAAAACACGTTTTCTGAATTATTTATTCACAAGCAACCAAATTAACGATGCCACAAAACGAGCAAACATCATTAGAAAAAGCATTCTTGGACTTCAAATCTTTGAAGGACACAGCTAAGGCTGAACTCATGAACCAACTCGAAGAAAAAGTAGAAGAACGAATTCTTTCGCTTATGAACGAGGAGATTCAAGAGGACGTTCCTCTAGAGGACAAAGAAATAGTAAGTGAAGGTGTAACCGTAACAATAAATGTCGATGGCGATGACGTATCAGTAGATGCGGGAAGCGACGAAGATTTGGAAACAGTAACAGCACCAGAAGAAGACGCAGATGAGATGTTTGAAATCTCAGATGACGCCGAATCATATCAAATTAAAAACGAAATGAATTACCTCGACGAACAAGAGCCATTGGCACCAGAAATGGGGGCGGCTCCTGAGGCGGCACCAGCACCAGCACCAGCACCAGCACCAGAAGCTGTGCCAGAGCCAGAAATGGGAGAAGGGCAGCCAGAAGACCAAATCATTAGCGGAATAAAAGCTTTGATTGCTCAAAGCGGAGGAGAGTTAGGGGCGGACCCAGCAGCGGGTGGAGAAATCGACATCGTAGACGATGCGCCAGAGGCAGCAATGGCTCCTCCAGTGGCAGAAGAGTTTGACATGGAAGAGATTTTCGAAATCATTGATGAAATGGATGCCGAAGATGATGAATATCTAGGTATGGATGGAAGATTTGGTGCGAAAGACAGAGTTGGTCCGAATGACGATGATATCACAATGGACGATATCATGGAGGACGAAGACGAGTTATATGAAATCGCTCTTGATTTAGATGAAGAGGAAGATGAACTCGACGAAGTGAAGATGATGGGACACAGCCATTCAGTGCAAAGAAGTACTGGCACAAGTGCAGGTCCTGAGGTTGCTGTTAAAAACAGAAGCCGCAAAGCCGCAGTAAAAGAATCTACTTCCCAAAAGGGAAACAAGAATACAGCTCATAATGAGGCGAATATCGCTGAGCTTAATAAGGAAAACGAGAGTTTAAAAGCAAAAGTCAACGAGCAGAAAGGTGAAATTAAGAAATTCCATCAGTCGTTTGTTGAACTCAGAAGTCAATTCAACGAGATGCAGACTTTTAACGCCAAACTTGCTTACGCTAACAAATTGTTTGCAAATGGTGGATTCTCCGAGAAAGAGAAACTTCAAATCGCAGAGTCTTTTGATAAAGCAGCTAACGCTGATGATGCAAAGAAGCTGTACAACAGTATTATTTCTGAAAACAAACTAACTGTAAAAGACATCAAGTCTGAGATTTCAGCAACTCCTTCGAGAGCTGCGAGACCGCAGAACCAGTCTGAGCATGTAGTTCTTCATGAAAGTGCTGAGATGAAGAGGATGAAAAAACTCGCAGGAATCAGTCGTCGCGAATCATAATTGACTGACGAATTAACTAATTAATAATAAACACAAAAACACAACACAATGAGCGAATTGCTAAGAAGTGGTAAGGTTGGAATGACAACATTCAAGAACCTTGCTGAACAACGCACAGCTATCGTGAAGAACTGGGATGACTCAGGTCTATTGGAAGGTTTGCGTGGTACACAGAAATCGAACGTAGCACAGCTTCTTGAGAATCAAGCACAGGCGATGCTTAACGAGGTAACACTCGATGCATCAGCTGGTCGTTTCGACACAGTTGCTTTCCCTATCGTAAGAAGGGTATTCTCTCGACTACTTGCTAATGAGCTTGTATCTGTACAACCACTCGCACTTCCATCTGGACTACTGTTCTACATGGATGCTAGAGTTTCCTTTAACAATAGTGACAATACATTTAACAATGAAATCGGTAGAACTGCCGAAGTTGCTGGAGCATCTAAAACTGCACCAAAAAACACAGCCAACCAAAACGTAGGGCCTAATTTTGCTGACACTACTGCATACGAACGTTTTTACAACAATCACGGGTTTGACCTTTCCTTTGGAACGGGTGAAACTGTTACAGGTACGTTTCAAATAATTTCAGGTAGTTCGTTTGTAGGTGGTCTTTCTAATATAACGTTTGCATTGGACACTGGATTCGACGTGTCGAAGCAGCAATCGTCTGCAACATTACGTTATTCATCTACTACGGAAATCTATTACTCTGCTGGTTCTTCGAACACGCTTGTAGTAGCAGCTGGTGGCTCAGTACCATTCTTTAGCCAAATTCAAACTTGGACAGAAGACCAGTACGCTGGAAACAATGCTGATGTGGTCCTTGACCTTCGTCCAGCAGGTGTTTACGGTTCTGACTTCGCAGTTGCCAACTTGAACTCAGGTGGAACTGAATTCGGCGCAGCCGTGAGGTTCACCATCACTCCAGCTTACGAAATCTTCAACGACCTAGAGGCGAAAAGTGAGATGGCTGAAATCACAATCCGTTTCTCTTCTGTTACAGTTAACACTGTTACTAGAAAGTTGAGAGCACACTGGACTCCTGAGCTTGCTCAAGACCTTGAGGCTTACCACTCAATTGATGCAGAAGCTGAGCTTACAGCTCTTCTTTCTGAGCACGTTGCAGCGGAAATCGACAGAGAAATCATTATCGACCTTATTAACGGTGCGCCGTTTAAAGCTCGTTGGGATTACAACGGATTGGCTAACAACGCCAACTTCTTTGGAACACAAAAAGATTGGAATCAAACTCTCATCACTCGTGTAAATGAGCTATCAGCTCAAATTCACAAGGCGACATTGAGAGGTGGTGCTAACTGGATTGTATGTTCTGCAGAGGCAGGTGCTATTTTCGATGACCTCGAATACTTCCACGTTGACGGTTCTGCTTCACCAGAAGCTGAAAAGTACAACTTGGGTGTTGAGAAAATCGGTAACTTGGCTAACAGATATGTTGTCTACAAAGACCCATATTTGCCAGCACAAATCGTTCTTCTAGGACACAAGGGTAACACCTTCTTGGAAGCAGGTTATATCTACGCGCCGTACATCCCTCTTCAATTGACGCAAACAATTTATGACCCGAACGACTTTACACCTCGTAAAGGTATCATGACTCGTTACGCCAAGAAGATGGTTAACAACCGTTTCTACGGAGTCGTATACGTTGACAATATCAACACTTACTAATCTGCAAAGATTGGTTGGTTTGACCAACAATACCATAAAGAAGGGTTCCCAAAAGGGAGCCCTTTTTTTTGCTTAAGCCTGTTCGTAATATCCTTCGATTTGTCTTTTTGCTCCTGCTCCAGCTGTGAAGTCATGCGTGTCTTGGAATACTCCGTCAACACATGCAACCAAATGGTCTGTTGCCAAGGCTGCAATTGTTCTTTTTGGCATTAATTCATTCTGTGGTGGCACTGGACGACGCATATTTGTCCATTTCCATCCATGCTCAGCCATATACTTATCGAGTACGTGGAACTGAACTCCACTACCCTCATGCTTGGGGTCATCATCCAAGCTTAGTTTAAGCAGAACATCATGAACTTTTTGGTATGGCTCCTTAGTAACAATAGCTACAGCTCGATAAACACAAGCTCCATCTGTGGGTTCGAAGCCAGCCTCGACTCGACCTCCATCATTTTGATTCCATTTCATCATAAACTAGTATTTAGATATGTAACGGGTTGTTTTTAATAGCATAACCAATATACGCAATAAACCAGAAAAAGTTTCAAGTTACATCTTGTTGTGTTGTCGTTTTTAGTCTCATATCAATTTTTGTTGTCTTTAGTCTCATGCCAATATAAGTCTTATTGTAGTCCAATCCCATTCAATCCAGGGGACAGGCCTAGCGGTCCCCTTGTGGATTTCAACGAACCAATCCCCAGGGAATCCATCAGGAAACCACACTTCATAAACCTCACCTGGCCTGTTTTGAAGACGCAACGCTACCAAATATGGGTACCGCTTCGTGGGTTCAAACCCACCACGAATCAATGCGTCTTTGCATGCATCACTTGCATTACATGCATCTGTTTGTGCTGTTTTCAGTCTCATACCAAACTAAATATTATTGTATTGGTCCAATCCCAAGAAACAAAGCTGATGGTTTTGGGGCCAACAACGGTCCCTTTGTCGATTCGAACGAATCTATCCCCAAGGTATCCATAAGAATGGAAGTGCGCTCCATAAACCACTTCACCTGGCTTATTTTGAAGCCGCAACTGCCACGGGCTGATAGTTTTAAACCCACCACGAATCAATTGTTCTTTGCATGCCTCTGTTGATGTCGTTTTTGCCGTTTTCAGTCTCATACAAATATAAGTGTTATAGGATTAGAAGAATCCCATTCAATAAAGCCACGATGGTCTTTAGAGGCAAGCGTAACTAAAGACCCTTTATGGATTCGAACGAACCAATCACTGCGGTATCCATCAGGAGAGAGCCACACTTCATAAGCCTCACCTGACTTTTTTTCACCAAGCCACAACCGCCAGAGGTGCCTTATCGAGGCTTCGAACCCACCACGAATCAATGTTTTTTGGCATGCATCTGTTGCTGTTTTTAGTCTCATACCAATATAAGTGTTATTACATTGGTCCAATCCCAATCAACCCAACCATCGCTGATTTTGGGGCCAGCAACGGTTTCTTTGCGGATTCGAACGAACCAATCCCTTCGGTCTCCATCGTGAGGAAACCACACTTGATAAATCACTGGACCTGGCTTTTCTCCACCAAGTTGCAAAACCAAACACTGTGGGTTGTTCGCGTCTTCGAACCCGCCACGAAGCAATGTCTCTTGGCATGCGTTTGCTGTTGTCGTTTTCAGTCTCATATCAATTTAAGCCTTATTTCACTGGTCCAATCCCAATCAACCGAACTGTTGGAGGCAGGCCCAATGGTCCCTTTGTGGATTCGAAAAAATAAATACCAACGGTATCCATCGCGAGGGAACCACACATCATAAGCCTCACCTGGCTTGTCTCCTCCAAGACGCAACTCAAAAGCCCGCGAGCTGTACGTCGTGTCTTCGAACCCACCACGAATCAATGCCTCTTGGCATGCATCGCTTGCATCGCATGCATCTTTTGTTGTCGTTTTCAGTTTCATACCAATCTAAGTATTATTTTGTTGGTCCAATCAACCCAACTGATGGTTTTGGAGCCTCCAACGGTCCCTTTGTCGATTCGAACGAACCAATCTCCACGGTATCCATCACGAGGAAACCACACATCATAAACCTCACCTGACTTGTCTCCACTAAGACGCATCCAAACGCCCCGCGCGTTGGTTACCCTTACTTCGAACCCACGACGAAGCAATGCCTCTTTGCATGCGTCGCTTGCATCTTTTGTTGTTTTTAGTCTCATTCCAATCTAAGTATTATTTTGTTGGAAAAATCCCAATCAACCCCGCTGATGGTTTTGGAGGCAGCAACAGTCCTTTTGTAGATTGCAACGAAGTAATCCCCAAGGAATCCATCACTAGGGAACCACACTTCATAAACCTCGTCTGGCTTGTCTCCACTAAGACGCATCCAAACGCCCCGCGCGTTGGTTACCCTTACTTCGAACCCAC